TTACAATACGAATACTGCGAAATATGTGTTAGTTATAAATAATAAGATATACGCAAGAGCTACGACATTATACAGCGTCAGACGGAAAATAGAAGAATATAAGAAATTCAATAAATTAAGTCTTACGCCGTATAAACAAAAATAATAATCATATAAGTATAATCATAAAGGAGAAGAAAAATGGAATATATAAGAGATGATAAATTAAAGGTTATTGGCTGGTATAATGATTTTCCCGATAGAATAGAACTTGTCATACCCGGCAAAGGAGTGGTGGGTACTTATTGGAAAGACCAAAATATAACTAAAACATCAAAAGGTAAATTTATCGGACAAGGAAATCAATTAGGTAGGTTGATATGGCAATAAAATCAGAGCAATATATAAAAGGCAAGAAAATAACGTCGGCAGAAGAATTTATAGACTGCTTAAAGCATAAGAAAGTATATATAGATTCGCCAGAATGGGAAGGACTATTCACATATAATTTTGCTGCTGCATATCTTGCCAAAAATTATTATAATGTCAGAACCAAATCGGAAGGTGATACCACTTTCTATGAAGCGGTATTAACTAATTACGAACCCGTATTCTCATTACAGGTTGACGAACGACTCTATGATTATATAAATAAAATATCCGAATATAGGTATAACGAAAATGAGTTGGAAGATATAATTAAGGTCATTTATAAAATCATAAATAATTTGTAAAAAATTTCAAAAAAGTATGTTAAAATAGTTTACAAATGTTTTCTTTTGTGTTATAATTAAATTATAAAAAATAACAACAAGGCCGTTAAGGCCGGAAAGGAGATAATATTATGACAACTTACACAGCGACTTTTGAACAATTTAAGCCACTTCCTACCAGGGAATACGAAGTAAAATGTATAGACCATCTTATGCAGATAATTAAGCAAGAACAGGCGTGGACAGCTAACTATGACTTCAAGGTCAAAAAAGAAAGATGAAAAGTCTATTTATCAAGCTGAACTTGACAAGCTGAACACCGAAGTCGCATATCGTGATAAGAAAATCGAACAACTTGAACAGAAAATCAGAGAACTGAAAGGCGAATTGTATGCGACAAAAGAGCAAATCAGACAGCTGAAAGAGGCAAACGAACACCTTGTAGAAGATGTAAAATATTGGCAACAGGCCGACTAAAAGGAGGAAACAGGTAGTAAATGATAACTGGGATATTGATATGTATTTTATCGGTGCTTATAGGTAGTGGAATTGTTTTGATAATTGAGTATATGTATTTGGTCGAGCCTGAACTAAATCTCGGCGGGCACTTTAAGCCACACCGACATTTCTTTTTTGAAAAATGTTCTAAGTGTGGGAAAAAACTAAAACACTATCATTGGTTCTGGGGTAAGGGCGATAAAATGGGGTGCGAAGTCGATTACTTTGGGAATACAAAATGGTATTGCGAGAAATGTGACGCAGAAATGTGGGGAGATTGCAATTACGAATACCCGCATAATTAAAAAGAGGAGATTAACAATGACAAGACAAGAACAAATGGATATGCTTATTGATAGGCTTGAAAAAGAAGAAAACGAAAACAAAGAACTCAAAGCAAAACTTGAAGAATTTGCGACTAATTTGAAAACTCATATTTTGGCTGTTATGTTGTCAAGTGGTATTGTTACTTGCAATGACATATCGAACGCAAAGGTAATTTTGTATTATATCAATCGGCAACTAAACGATACTTTTGGATTAAACGAGCCTCTTATCGCTGCGAATCAGTTTTTGGCAGAACCTGAACTTGTTAAAAAATATCAAATCGATGAACTTTTGGGGGTAATAGAAAATGACCAGTAAGGAAATCAAGAAAGCGTTCGATATTTGTTGCGATATTCACGGTTGCACCGGATGCCCTATCCTTGAGTTAGAAGAACAGAATGGGTGTGAGTGTAAACATAACCTGTTTGTAGGCGCTATTGACCTCATAACTGAGCAAGAGAAAGAGATTGACGGGTTGAAAACCGAGAACGCACGACTGAAAGAAGAAAATGCTAATTTGTTAAAAGTCTGTGAAGAAAAATTTACATTCGACACAGTCAGAGAACTTGCGGTGAAAGAGTTTGCGGAGAAGCTGAAAAACGGTTGTGCTTACTCTTTTATCTTTGGACAAAAGTTTACAACTGAAAAAGACATCGACAAATTGTTAAAGGAGTATGAACGATGAGAAAAGAGATTAAACAAATGGCAAACACTTGTGCCAGTTATCATAGCTGCGCTTGTTGTCCGTATAGCCCCGAAGACATATCGAGGTTCATCGGAGACGAGTGGAAAGGCGGTTGTCCTAATTACGACAGAAAACTTGTTTATGCAATGGGCAAAGGCTATGGAGACGTGTCCCAGTACGAGGCCGAGATTAAGCGATTGAACAAAGAAATGAGCGACATTCGCAAGGAAACAGCAGAAGAGTTTGCAAAACGCATTTGTGAAATGTTGTGGAATTTGGGGATCGGCAAAGACGGCAATCGTTTTAGTTATGGCGACTTAACGAGCGAAAATGTGTTGTATGCCGCAAAACAATTTGGTGTAGACATAGACGACCGTTTGTGTAAAGAAAACAATATCGCAACGGCTCATATGAATAAGCTTGTTGAACAAGATGCCGAGATTGAGCGGTTAAAAACAGATTATGCAAAACTGCAAGAGCAATTCGCCCAATATCAAATGGCAAGCGACAAAGAGATAAGAGCGCAAAAGGAAGAGGCGGAGAAACGCTTTGAGAGCAATATGAAAGCCGTGCTCGAAATAGAGAAGAAACAAGCGCAAGTCGATGTGCTGAATAAGCTGAAAGAACGCATTGAAACTGCAATAGACACTTATTACAATAAAGATGGCGGTGGTTACTATCTTGCAGAGGATGTGCTGGATGATGTTGGTTTACTCATCGAGGAGGTGCAAAATGAAAACTGATGCGTAAAACGATAGGGTTTGCGACTACAACGGATATAGCGACGGCACTTGTGCGAGCAGGCTATGGCAACGTTAAACAAGCCAAAAAGCAGGCCAAAATCGACGTGCTGAATGAGTTGAAAAAATACAGTTACTGTGACAACGATTTTATGGATGGCAAATGGCATAGATATGTGTTTGTCGATGATATCGAAAAACTCATAACGGAGGTAGAAAAACAATGACAGAAGCACCTTATAAACTTTGGGAACATCATACGGCAACAGACGAAGAAATTGCAGCTTGTGAAGGCGACTATATCGGGTGTGAAATATGAAGTACAAAAAGAAATAAAAAAATTTATCAAGGAGATTGAAAGATGACGGAAAAAATTTCATTGCCGTGCAATATTGGTGACCATTTTTGGTATATAGAAAATTGGTCATATAAATATGTGATTAAGTCTCACATATGCCAAGAAATGCGCATACTTCGTGATGTTACTTATATTTACGACGAAGATGATGTTGAATATTCTCCCGATGACATTTATTTCACGGAAGAAGCGGCTAAAAAAGCATTGGAGATGTTACAAGAATGAAAGTGCCAGAATATTTACGCAAGAAAATTATGCGACGTGCTAAATTAGCCACAGAGTTCAACAGAGTTGACCGTGAAATAGCCGAATGGATAGATGGTCACGGAATAAACAGCGAGTACGCAATGAGCGGTTACGTAGAAGCGATATGTGGAGAATACGATGCCGCATACGATACGATTAAAGATATTGAGGAGGCTTAAAGATGGCAAGGATAAAGATTAACAAGACCACCGTGTGCGGCGATGAATATTATAACACTGAACTTATAGGCGTGTTTCCCGAAGAGGTTGCTATTTTGGGCGGTGGCTACACAAAGGAAGAAGCAATGGCAGACATTAAAGCTGAGGCATTGACATGGCTCGAATACGCGATTAAGGACGCAACAGTGGAGCAATACTGCAACGGACGGCTCGTCGGTTTAAGCGATAAGGAGGTAGAAAAATGGCAAAAATAATAGCTAAATTTGAAGTGCCAGACGGCAAATATTGCGAGAGTAAAGATAGTGCTTGCCCTATGTGCTCAGATGACGCGTGGTATTGTTGTCTTTTTCGTGTTAATTTGAAAGCAGATAGCAACAATGGTTACTATTGTATTCGTTGCGATGAATGCAAGAAAGCGGAGGTGGAATAATGACGCTTAAAGAGTTACTCATAAGAAACGGTGATACAACCGACCCTATTGTAGAAGCAAAAATTATCGAAGAATGGTTTACGGAAAACGACTTTGAGGACGTGGGACTCGCCATGATTCCCCGCCTGTCGGCGTGTAAACTTACCAAAGTGCAAAAAAAGTTAAACTTTGCACAGTCGTGGATTCCAAGTAAAATTGATATCAATCTCAACGAAGAGTTCGTTAATGATAAACTAGCTGCTGATATGTTAAATCACATTATAACATATTGTATGCTGTCTATGCCGTTACCAGACACTATTCTTGAATGGGCAAAAGAAAATATTCCTAACATAAACGTACCACGATTCTTTTTTATGCCAACTGTGAAATATCTTAAAGAAAGATATAATATAGAGTTTAAGGATAAACCCGAATGGGTTTTCTGGGATTTTTAGGAGGTAGAAGAATGAACAAATTTGCTGCGGTCGCAAAAAGACCTGCGTCAGAAAGAAAACACCGCAGAGGGTTTGACAAGGAGGAAAGTAGAAGATGAAAAAGCGCAGAGGCTACACCAGATACGGACTTACAAGAAAGATGTCCAGAAAAATTCTAAACCAAGAGCTTGATAGACTTGAAAAGATTGAATCACGCAATCTCGATATTGACACGTATATCGTACAGAGCTTGCGCAAATTCGCAGACACTTTACAGGACTTGCCAAACAGCATCGAGATTGAGCAGCGGCTCATTAAATACGCCGAAGAAAACAAGCTGGCCGGGTGCTTTGCGGGCGAAAACAGGTTGTATGTCTGGGGAGATGAAGGACCGTGGCCAGAATGAAAGCTGTAATGAAGTCGGTATCGACAGAAATATTTGAAAACATTATAGATAGAAAATGTTCTGTTCTGAATTCCAAGACCACTCCTAATTGTGAAACGCCATTTAAGGTCTATGTTTATTGCAATAAGGCAAAAAATCAATGGAGATTCAGCGATTATGAAGGCTCATATAAGAACAGTGCCGGTGAATTTGTTTGCGCTCAACAACGAGTTGCGGCAGAATTTGTTTGTGATAGCACGGCCAATGGCTGGCACATTAGTGATTTGAAAATTTACGACACGCCTAAAAAACTGAGCGAGTTTAGAAGGCCACTTGATAGAGTTTGGGGTTCATATTGTAATGATTATTGTGACCCAGGGTGTGTCAGTTTCGGTAGTACCGATTATAGCTGTAATGATTACTGGAACTGGGAAAAAGGCTTAACCCGTCCGCCGTTAAGTTGGCAATATGTCGAAGATTTAGGAGAAGCAAAATGAAAATAACTAAAAGCAAATATCTTTTAACGCTCAAACAAGGCGAAGTGTTCAAAATTGGAACCAAAGAATTTATTAAACTTGATGAAAACATCAATAAGGGTACTTGCCTATGTCTTGCGAAAGACATATGGTTTGAAAGTGGATTCTGGAAGCAAACTAATTATTGGGCTATGTCAGAATTAAGAACAACTTTATGGGGTAAAGCGTCAGAGATTATGACTGATAACATTGAGCTTATTCCGTTTATTCGCGACCTAGTCACCGACGATGGACTTGATATTTATGGCACTTGTGTTGATACGGTTTCTATGTTGACTTGCGACGAATATCGCAAATACAGAAGGTTTATTCCAAAAACAGACGCATGGTATTGGACATTAACAGCAGTTACAGACCATACGTCGGAAAACGCAGACATATATCGTGTTCGCTGCGTTTACAATGATGGATCGCTCTTCGACTCGGATGCGAGCAACGAGCTTGGGGGTGTTCGTCCGCTTATATGTCTTAAAAACGACACCGCAGTGGAGGCGGAAACAATATCAAAGATCAGAGTTGAAATCGAAGTGCCAGAGAATTGTAAGGATTGTATGATGTTCTATGGCGAAGACAGATACTGTGACCTATTTGATTGTTTTATAACGTATGATGTAGACGCTGACAATTTCAATCGCTGTGACAAATGTAAACAAGCAGGGGTAGAAGACGATTATGAACAAAGAACAGCAGATTGAAGAATTTCAAAATGATATAATTGATAATCTTTTTGATGGTGGCACTTATAAACTTGCCGAAGCACTTTATAACGCAGGCTATCGCAAGGTTCCCGAATATGCGGTAATTCTTACGCCCGAAGAACGTGAAGAAGAAATAAAATCGACGAACGAAATACTTGTTGAGTTGCCGTGCAAATGTATAGAAGAATTAGATATTATTAAAGGCGGAATGATTTTTATTTTTTATAAAATGTGTTTAGAACAAAATTTGAGGCAAGGGGTTTTTCTCGAATACAAATCAAAAATCAATGAGTGGTTTAAAAGCTATTTAAAAAACAAAGGATTACAGGAGAAAGGGAAATGAAAGACGAGACCTATGTTAGACAAATAATTACAGACCCCAAAGACCTTGCCTCTGTCATAAACAAAATCGGGTATGAAAATGTGCTGAACATTATTCCTTGTCCGTGTTATGACGGCTGTTTGGTGGTTATTCTATACAAGGAGAAAGACGAATGAACATTGAAAGACTTTTGAACAGTCGCCGAATGGTGTTAGATGAGATAGAAACAAAGAACTGGATATGTCGGCGTTATGCGCTTTGGTTAGGTTCGGAAAGGCTTTGCTGTAAGGTAAGGCGAAAACACAAAAAACGCAATAGGAGATAAGATAAATGGAATATAAAAGATTAACCGATAAAGATGTAACAAAAGTATGCTTTGACCCTTGGGAACTGTGCGGACTTTATGACTTATGTACAAGAGATTGTAGAAAACCCGAGCCTTGCAAAATTCCACAAATAATACATCGGCTTGCCGAACTTGAAGATAAAATAGAAGCAGGGACACTCGTGGAACTGCCTTATAAAATCGGAGATGTTGCTTATACTTGCTCTGATAGTTCTATTTACGAGTGGGAAATTAAGGAAATTGACATTTTGGGTTGGGATACTCTATTTAGATTAGGGAAAGATGACACAGATGATTATAGCACCAGATATTTGAGTGAAGTAGGGGACTATTTGTTTTTTGACAAAGCCGAAGCCGAAAAGAAGTTGGAGGAATTTGAGAATGAAACAATATAAAAGACTAACAAATCAAAAATGGTCAAAAGATATTGACTTAACACAAGAACTCGGGTATTCGTACATTTACAAAAGGTTGCACGAACTCGAAACTAAGATCGAGGACAAGACGCTGGTAGAACTACCTTGTAAAGTCGGGGACGCTATTTATTTTGTAAATATTTATCGACCTACGCCGCGAATAGAAAAATACATAGTCACAGGTATTAAAATTTTCGCAAACGAACCGTTGCATAAAATAAGTACACAAATTGAGTGTTACCCCGTTAAAGATGGTCTGTGTAGTTTTGGTAAATATACATTCAATGACAGTGATATATTTACGACAGAAACAAAAGCCAAACAAAGATTGGAGGAAGTTATAAATGGAACTGAAAATTGGAACGTCTCTCGATAACATTAAAAAAATCGAGGCACATTACAAAGAACCTCAGTTTGGATTGTGGGCAATAGTCCGTTATTGCGGGCAACAAGGCAAGCCCTACGCTTTGGCCGAATATTACTTGTACGGAAAGGAGCTCATTTCGGGGGAAGATCTAATTTGCTTCACTTATGCGCCCCGAAGTTACAACTTTTCGATTATTGAAAAAGGCTTTGCAACGAAAGAGGCGGCTCAAAAGAGACTGCAGGAGATAAGGGGAAACAAAGAAAGAATTTTGTCACAAACACTTGACACTTAAGCATCATTGTGCTACAATAACTACAGAACCAAAAGGGAGGTATTTAAATGAAATCAAAAAGCAAAAAAGAAATCAAAATAGGCGACATTGTTAAAATCCGCGAATGGGATGATATGGCGCAAGAGTACGGCGTCGCTGACAACGGCAGTATTAAGGTATGTATGGGTTTCCCCGCATCTGCAAAAATGCTGTGCGGCAAGGTTGCTCAAATTACCGAGATTGGTCGCGGCGTTCGTCTTAAGCTCGTGAATCCCGTCAAAGCCCCTTATGTATATTTTACGACCGATATGTTGGAGCCCCTGTCGGCAAAAGGACGTGCTGATGTAGAAATCGGGAGCTACGCGAAGGTGGTAAGAGGTAAGGCAGAAGGTTGCTTTGTCTTGGTTACTGATGACGGACACGATTACAGCGAGGTCGGGGGCACCGTCGTGTTCCCCAAAGAGAGAAGAGGGGAACACTTCCATTTCGAAGATGCAGATTTGGAGCCCGTCACCGAAGATGTTAATTGGTTTCATTTGTAAGGAGTGAGAAGATGGCAAATAACCGAATGTTTCTTAGGTGTCGAAAATGCGGAGAAACTCTGCTTTTGGGAACAAACTTTGGTCGCGAATGGGTTTGTACGCATTACGAACAAGGACATCACGAAGACAAGCTAAACAAATTCTTCTTCGAACATTACCTTTGCGACAAAGGGTATGACGAAAGCAAGTGTTTGAAGTTGGATACATCAATCGGCAAAATCAATCAATTCGATACAAACTTTGAGATTGCTTACGAATATGACAAAGAAGAAGACGTCGAAGATAATAAGGGAGTAAAATGATGGCTGACGAAACTAAAGAGACATTCGAAGACTTAACCACCAAACGCTGTCGGACGTGCGCTGTCTGCGGCAAACCCGAAAACGACGGATTACTCTTTGATGACTCTTCGTGGATCTGCAACGATTGCCGAGCGGTGCTGGGACAGTTGAGAGGATGTTACATTCGTTCGGTTAGACACAAGGAAAAAAGTCAGCAGCTCAAAAACGGCTTGACTAACGAACGGGCTCGGCTGCTGATTGAGAGTTGGTTCTGTAACTTCTGTCCAAATAAAGGGATGCCTTGTATGGCTGATTTAAAAACAGAGAGAGAATGTGTTAATAATAAGTTGGCAAAGATTGGTTTATATGTTGGGCATCGGGAATTTCCGCTGATTGAAAAGATGAAAGTCAATCGCCCACGTTTTCTCCAAATACGAGAACAGGAGACGTGCGACCACTGCGGACGAGAATTTCCGTCGGGTAACGCCATGGCCAGAGTCGAGGTTTATGGTCGGACGACGGAGGACGAAACTTGGGGGCACTCTTATGTGTTCTGTCCGATGTGTGCCAAGATGCTTTTGAGAAGAGCTGAAAGAGCAGAACAAGAAGGTAATTTATAAAACCCATATAGACCGAAAGGTCTATATGGAATCTTAATTTTTGGTTTGGTGGGCGATTGTGGTCACGGGTGGTCAGAGGTGGACAGAAGTGGTTAACGACTGTTCACTTTATATACCTGTTAAATAGACATATCTATATAAAGTGTCTATAAACATCTGAAAACCTGTTAAAAACATCGAAAAAAGGAGCAAAAACTTGTCAAAAACAGTAAATTTCAACCTTGAGCAAGAACTACGTTTTCGAATTCCGAAATCAGCATTCGTAAACGTCTTAAACGCAGAAGACTTCGCCCCGATCACAAAAACGAAGGCCGAAGTCATCACCCAATACTGGACGTACAACGACGGCATCGCTCGTAGTCGCATCCGAACCATCCGAAGAACTTATGCAAAGACCATCGGACTGCCCGAAGAAACCGTCTACACCGCATGCACGAAGTATCGCCTGACCGATACAGAGCAAATCGAATTCGAGCAGCCGATCATGAAGGCGGAGTACGAAACCGTACTATCCCTATATCCGAAGGCAGAGCCCGTAAGCAAACTCCGGTTGTACTTTTACACGAAGGAGAACCCGGGAATCGAATTCAGCGCAGACATTTACGCGGGCCACGACGACGTCATCATCGAAGTGGAGACTCCGCAGGACGCGCCGAGAGACCTCGAAATCACCATCCCGAAGTGGATCACAGAGAACGAAATTAAATAGGTTATACGCACGCGAGAGAGAGGCCCAAGAGGGTCTCTTTTCTGTTATTTTTAGGGAGGCGTAACCACTCGTAACCACCAGACGTATCCGCCGCCAAAGTAAAGATTTTTGACTCACACGGGCTCAAAAGTAAAGATCGTGAAGCTCGAAAGTAAAGACGCAAAGCGCAGAAAAGAGCGTCGAAACTGGCTCATAAAAGTGTAAAACCTGCACCAATTTGGCTCATTTTTTGTGCATTAATTGCACCTTTTGGGCGGTCGTAGGTGGTCGTAGGCATCCGATTTTATTCCTTTTTAAGCATAAAAACCGCAGGATTTTATTCGTTTTTGACGTCATTCAGGTAATTCTTGTTTAGCTATGACTAAACTTTTGGTTTAATATTACTAAACTTTACTAACATTTTTTCTGTATTTGTAACATTTATGATGTTAGATATCGAGAAAAAACGTTATCGTAGTTGGCGTCGGACGGATTATAATCATAAATTTTCGTTATGATTTAAGGCTAACCGATAACTTTTTGTTATGATTTGGGGTGTTTTTATGTACCATTTTTGGGACATTTAACCACTTCTGACCACTCCGAAGTCGTTCGTTGTCGCTCGTTTTTGTTTAGTTATAGCTAAACTTTTAGTTTAAAATTACTAAACTTTTACCTTTAAAACGGCGGCGGACGAAGGCGTTAAAGGTGTCGAAATCGATGCCTTTGAGGCCTGTTGATACCCTCGAGAAATAGGTAAACAATCGTTCACTTTTTGCCCACATGAAGCCCTGAAAACGACCTCAAAAATAGCCGCCGCCAGACGTAATTTTCGTTATAAAAAGTGTGTATTTTTTTTAACGAATTCGGCCCATTTTGTGTCACACTTTAACCCCCTTTTAACCCCTTTTAACCCCTGTTTTTATGTCCCTTTTTTGGTACATTGTCGCCCTGTTTTTTATCTCATTTTACCCTTCGAAAATCGCCTAAAATCGCTGAAAATCGCCCAAAATCGCCGTTTTTTAAAGAAAATCGTAGTTGGCGGCGGACGTTTAATTATGGCGAATTCGCCGTATTTTTTTTGGGGCGAAATCAGGCGGAACGAACCGTGCATAATTATGTAAATTTTCTGCATAAATATACATTTTTTGCCACGGTAATTATGTCCCATTTTTGGTACACTCAAACGCCCTCGAAGCCGTCATCCGCCGCCCTAAAAAATTTTTTATTTTTCTTGATTTTTTTTTTTTGAAAAACGCTTGACTTTTGTGGACGGGGTGTGATATAATAAAATTACACTCAAGGAAGGAGGAAACACAATGCGGAAAAACACAAATGCCTTTGTTAAGCCCAAGGGAAGTAAGTGGGCGCCATTGAAGCCGACAAAATTCAGCGCCGAAGAAGTTGCAGCCATCAACGCGCAGATCCTTCAGGAAGAACTCGGGGAGCAAACCCTGTGCTGGCTGTGTAGGAAGGTGACGCAGGGGTGGAAGAGCGAGTGCTCAAAGGCATCGCGGGGCATCCCGGTCGAGAGAAGCGAATACACCACTCATCAAGGACCCCTGGGAGAGCAATACAACATCCGTAGTTGTCCGTTGTTCGAGTTCGAATACGGGCGTCCTCAGGAGCTGGCCACCGTCATCGGAATCATCCATCACTGGACCGGAGTAAACGTCCAGAGCATCTGGAGGAATCCAGAAAAATACGTGGCCCGCTACAACATAATCTGCCCCGAGAACAGGATCGAAATTATCACCCCTGAAACGGCGGCGGACATCGAAAACGAATTTGATTTAGAATGGAGGTTGATAGACAATGATTAACAAAAAAGCAGAAAACAGAGAGTACACCGAAAAGGAAATCCGTGCCATTAATGCGGCGATCATTTTGAAGAATCTAAACGAAGCCGACACCGCCTGTTGGTATTGTTCGAGGAGCGTGGCGGGCAAAAAGGGATGCCCGAAGTTCAAAACTCAGAGAGACACACCGGTGCCTGGCAGCGTTGTTCGCTGGGGGATGACGGCAGACGGGAGGCTGGCCTATTCTGTGAAGATGTGCCCGTTGTTCAAGTTCCAGTATGGCCGCGCTTATCCTGCGAACTTTTTGCTGGAGATTCTGGCCTTCTGGGGGCAAGTTAATATCAGGACGGTCTGGAGGGATGTCCAGAAATACGTCGACATTTACAATCAAAAATGCCCGTCGTGCCCTCTGTATTTAGAAGACCCGAAGGAGCCGGACGAAGAAGAATTTGATGAAGAATACGACAGCATTGTCGAAAATATATAACTAAGAAGGAGGAAACGAACATGTTTGAACTTTTGTGCAAAATTGTAGAAGAAGCAATTCTTATGGTTATGGCGGTGGCGGGTGTTTTCTGCGTCGCTATGGCGGTTGTTTTTGGGAGGATCGAGAGGCAACTCGACGCTCATCCCGAGGACAACAACAACGTCGCTCTGAGGCGAGTTCACGACGTCGTCTTTGTGCTGCTGCTCATCAGCGGAGTCGTCATGATCGGGTTCGGCGTACTGTGGTTCTGGGGCAAAGGGCTCTGGTATTAAGGGTTTTTGAAGAAGGGGAGTTTGAAGGCGAATTTCAAACTTCCCTTTTTTCTCCCATAATTATAGGAAATCCTCAGACAAAAGGGTGTCGGTCGACAACTTCTTCAACCGAGGGGTGTTTTGTCCCGTATTCCTTGTCTTTTAATTGTCTGCTGACCTTAAAATCGATTCTGGAATGTTTTTCTCCTTTGCATTGTGTGTACGGAGGCGATTTTGAAGGATTTTGGGACCGAAGCGGGGGTCGGGCCTTTTTTGTCCCGGTGTCACAAACACTTGACAAACGGCGGCGGATATGGTATAATGGGAATGATGGAGGAGGGCCGTTGTGTCCGCCGCCAAATAATATTGAACAAGGAGAACGCAATGTTCCAATTTGAAATCACGGGCAACGTCCGTAACGAGCAAATTGTCCTGGAAGACTATAACACCCAGGGCGGCAAAAAAACCAAAAGAGCTGTCGTCTCTATTTCCACCAAAACCAGTGGAAAATTCCCAAGTTTTCTCGATATAGTGGTTTATGGCAAGTTGGCCTCCAACTGTGCAAAATATCTCAAGAAAGGTCGCGTGGTAACCTTTCATGTCAAAGCCGCCTCACCAAAGGGGCGCCCTTACGAATATCATTTTGTAGGGACCGAAGCAGGATTCCAGACCGACTATAGTCTCCCGATCCCTTCGACACCAAACACTGTAGAAGTAGCGTTAGACACAGACGACGATGTTTTTGCAGACCTGTAAGCCAACCGTTTAACACGCGTGCATGCACACACGCGGTATTACAACACGCGCGTGGTAATACAACACGCACACGTATATACACGCGTACACACACGGTAATATTACCGCACACACGCGCGCACGCGGTATTACGTAATACGTATTACCGGTTATATTGATATATATATAAATATATCTCAATATAACCTTTTGTATTACACAATACAGGTATTACAACAATACACATTACATAATACGTAGATTCTCCTTGCTTTTGTATCTTGTTGTGTAACAACAAGTACAAAAGCGGAGCATCTACAGATCTTTGCCCCGTAGGGGCAAAGTAATACGTAATACGGTAATACAGTAATACCAGTACAACACTACGTAACTACGTAGATAACCCAAAACAATACAAGGAGTGAAACAATTCACAATGATCACCGAAACAGACATACAAAAAATAAACAAGCTCATCATTGAGCTAAGCGAAGGAAAATATCAAATCATAAACAGCGACACGGGAAATCCAGTAGCTCACCCTTCGTCTGCAGACGTACCAACCAAGTCAACGACAAGTTCGATCCCGCAAAACATTCCACAACCAACGTCAACCGGATATCTTTTCGGAGCACAGCATCTTGTCGCAGAATCTAAAGATGTCCCCGATAACGAAAACATAAATCAAGAATATTACAAAACTCTTGAAAATGAAATCCCCCTTTACCAAGCTTATGCAACAGATAACCCACAAGGGAAAATCACCTCCTATTATCAATTCATTTACGAAGGAGCGTTGTCATATACACCACCAGGAACTAAAGAAAGGAAAGTCCAGACAGAAACATGGAAAAAATATTTTACGTTTGAACTTCCTTCAGACGACAATACCCAATTCCTTATTCAAAAAAAGAAGGTCCGAGTTCCTGCAACAACTCTAGAGGGCTGTATAAAACGACGAGCATTAAGACCTCGTGTCTTTAGCGTTTTAGAGCCTGTTTCTTATGAAGAATTGTGCTACAAGGCCGGACATTTCCCATGTGCAAAACGATATCGAGAGACCGATATCCAATATCTTATTAAGCACTATGGGTTATCCCAGAAAGACGATGACCTGTTTGTCCGAGATACAAGTAAATTTGCAAAGGGAGACTTCTAACCTTCCCAAAGAATATACCCACCAATTGTCAGGGAGTCGCTGCGCTTCCCTGAGACCCCATAGCTCACGTTGTTCGCCAGTCGTATGGCACGACATCGAAACGCTTCGCATTTCTCATCGTGCGTACAATTCCATCTGTATGGTCGAGTCTTCGAAACCCATCCCCGGAGAACAAGAGTAAGATAGCCCCTCCTCTTTCCCTTTCATCCGGCGGCGGATATTAGAAGAAAAAAATAAATAAAAAAATTTCCAAAACCTGTCATAAACACTTGACATTCGGTCTCCCCTGTGATATACTAAAGTCACACGATGAGACAAGGCAGCGGCACCACCGCACCACTCCATTAAGGACCGCCGCCCTCTCAGAGTGTGCGTAGATCTTATCACAGGAGGGGAACCAAATGGAATTGCTCACCAACGCCTATGACATTGACGAGAATCCGATCACCATCGAGGTGCTTCCGGATCTCCCGGAAGACGATGTATCCGATGATTTCTTATCACAGCTTAAAGCAACACCATCGGAACCCACCTGTGTGCCAGATATTGTCGGGACTCTTTTCTCGACACTCTAAATAACCAACTACGGTGGCGGCCCTTAAGGATGACATTTGCCGCCGTCTTATAGAAAGACTCCGTTTTTGGACCTCCTTTATATACAATTCCGCGTCAAGGGTTTTTGTTTGTTGTTGTTCCCTGCGGAAGGGGGAGACAGGAGAGTCAACTTGGCGAATTAGCCAATAATACTCCCTCCCCGCGATGAAGTTGAGTACGTTTGCATAGTATCACCTCCTTTATAATAAACCGCCCGTGCCGTCATCCTGGGGCGGTTTTATCGTTGTGAAAGGAAATCTCCCCCGAGAGAAATATCCCACAATCCCGTATTTCCAAATTCTACAGTCTCTGTTAGTTCAGGGAAAAATAAACACCCTTCGGTCGACAACTTCTTCATTTGTCCTCCTTTTGTTTGGTCAGCAGTCTCAGAAGACTCAAGAAAAACAAAGAAACAAATCCCCGCCGCCCCAAAAAACACCCCCTTCCCACAAAAAAACGCCCCGCCGCGCAAATCTTACCGCATAAAAACATTCCAGAATGCCGTATTTCCCTCAGGATTTAAGAATAACACAAGAATTTCAGACGAAAACATCTCGGTCGACAACTTCTTCAACCCGTCCCCCAATTCTTCTCAGATTAAGAATAACACAAGAATTTACAGGAAAAACGAAAAAGGGGCAAAAGAAAAATTCCAAAAACCCCGTCAAATTTGTCATAAATAGTTGACAATGGCCGCCGCCCTGTGGTATAATATAATCAAGAAAACAATAACAGGAGGTATCTTTACCATGTCTGAACAAAAAAAGAATTACACCGTCGACGATCTCGGTCTCCTCATGAAAATCCCTACCGACGAGCAGGAGACTACCATCGTCCTCAGTCGCACCGAAGACAAGATGTCGATCTGGACCACCGACAACACGATGGTTACCAAGCTCCGCGCTCTGATGATTAAAAACCCGGAAGACTATAAACTCGTCAACATCTCCACTTGCAATGGCGCTCCGGCTGCCTACGAGTTCGAGGCCCCCAAAAAGTTCCTGTCTTTGAGAAGTGGGGAGACGGCTCGCGTTTATACTGACGAGCAACGCGCTGCTGCCGCCGAACGTCTGAGGGCTATAAGGGCTTCTCAAAAAGGAGGAACCGACAATGCCGACTAACATCTCCGACTTCGCAAAGTTTATCTCTTTCTTGGATGTCTTCCGGGATCTCTCGGACGACGACTTCAATGCGGTCGTAGACTTCGCGAAGACTCTCTGTCTGGCGGCGGATAAGGTGGGTAAAAAAGCCCCTCCCTCCCGCGACAACGATGAAGAACTCGTCTTCCCGCCTCTTAAAAGGACTCCTTGGGGTTCAGGGACAAAGGTCAATTCCCGAGGCTCCGATAAGCGCCTCCGTGGAGTCCAGATGACCGTCGACGACTTCTTGGATTAGGTCTTTATTACCCCTCAGAAGAGGGGTTTTTCTTTGGTAAAAAATATACCCCCGGGGGGTATCAATATTTGTGGGGTGCCGGAAGGGGGGGCGTGGGTTTGAATAAATGTATATTTATTCATTTTCGTCGATCGGGTTGGACGACGAGCTGGATAGTAATGGGTTTTTACGACGCTGACCTGGTTCGTCGGTTGCCTATAGAATCGGTTGGCATTATCGTCGACGAAGTCGTCCCTTGTAAAAAAATGGGCCCCTCTAAAAAATACCCCCGCCTCAAGAAAAAATGGGGGCTTTTGAAAAAATACGGGCGGCAGGTTAAAAGACGTTGTGCGCCGGTATACTACCCCCATAACGGGCTCGATTTATTCAATGGTGACTATCGAGAAAACCCACAAAATTGTTTATGTGGTCATATTATTTGCACAACCATTTAGCCAAAGCCAAATCAATAATAACCCAAATTAATATTGCTATTATTTCCAGAAACATCTATCTTCACCTCCTTTTGTGTTGTTTTTGTTGTTGAGTTTGGGACTATCTATGCAGAGCGCCCCAAATTGCGATAAAGACGACAACGAATTCGATGACGATCGTGAATCCTGCCACGGGCTTTCACCTCCTTTTTCGATGATTATTTGTAATTGGTTTTTGCATTTGTTGATGACGGGTTTGGTGAGTTATGAGCCGGTATACTACCCCCTGGAGAGCGTTTTGACTTGTTAGTCCAGGCGATGTCCAATCCTGTTTGTTGGCTACGGGGTTGTATTAAAACGATTTGTTCTACGGTTACTATCGTGAAAACCCGGGATGAGCTATGTTAGGCCAAACTTATTTATGAAGCTTAACCCAAGCCCAGGCCAGCAGACCAATAACGTAGATCCATTGTATCCAGCCCATGCCGCACCTCCTATTCAATAATGATTGGTTTACTTCTGACGATTCTCTTTGGAGAGAGTTTGCCGAAGTTGTAAGGAACGGTAAGCTCAACGCCGTCACCGTCTTTAATCTGATTGTTGGTCAGCTCCTTAAGAGCGGCCTTTTTAACAACGTGGATTATGTTCCTGGCTTGCAGAACTTCTTGAAGTTTTTCTGCTTCAGAACCGAAGAATACAAATCTGAGTTTGTCTTCTTTCCCGACTTTGCCGTAGGCGATAAGCAGTTGATTAGAAACAAGCTCCTTGAACCACCCTTGATTTTCTATTTTGCCATAGTTCCCATATTGGGCCAAAGACCAGCTTGGTTTCGTATTGCCCATTGTTACACCTCCTCTTCCCAAAGCAATTCACATTGCCATTCGTTGGCTCGATCGTCTGCACAGGTGGTATATTCTGCTGCGTATATCTCCTTTGCATACTTGATTGCCGCTCCTTTGTTTTCCGCAACAACGCTTACCCGCATTTCGGGTTGTTGATTGCATTTGACGGAAAGATCATAATCATGCCAATTCCACATATTGTTGTGCCTCCTTTATCTATAATTTCCCAAAACAGCGTCAGCCGTAATTGCCAGCGCACGTTCGGTTGCTTTGTCCAACTCATCCTTCTTCTGTTGAAGTTGTTCAATGAGCTTCGGAAGTTCTTTTGTTGTATCGCCCCACAAGCGAGCGATGTTCTGCCCGATTTGATTAATTTGTTTGACAATCTCCTGACTCTGCCCGTCGACAAAATGCCATTTGGTGATTGACACGCCTTCGATGTTCGTCTTCCATGTAATTTCCCAATGGTGGTCTGCCATTGTAGAGCGCACGGCGGTCGGTGCTGACAATCCCACGAATGAGCTTGGGATGTAAAGTGCGTAGGTTGCTAAACCATGCCTTTCTATGTGGACGACAAAAGCTTGTTTTTCAGAGAAGTCAACCTTTGTTTTTCTTTTGACATCGCCTGGAATTTCGAGACGGTCAAAGTCATTATTCGTTGAAATGCCTGACGTAAACCAACCACGATCGGTACGGCAGATTTCTCCGTCTTTATCGAAGAAGACGATGTCACCGAGTTCGTAGCTTTTATCGTTGACATCGATTGAGAAGGGGTTGTGCCATTTTGCAGTTTTGTAAAGTTTCATATTTTGTATCCTCCGTTTAATTATTTAGTATAAGAATCTTCAGTTGTATATCCGTAACACATCATTTTTACTATCTCTTCTTCTGTTAGTTCGGATAGTGGTTTTTCGCTTTCATAAACCCTTAATTCAATTGTGTCGTTGAAGTGCGGGTCTTTCTTTGCGTACCAGACTTCGCCTTCAAAGCGGCTTCTTGCGGCCAGTTCTTTTGGCCCGAAATAATATTCGTGTTCATCGAGGAAGCCTTGGTGTTCGTTGATTTTTACTACTTGATAAATTTTCATAATATCTGCTCCTTTCCGTCGGATATACCGCCGCCGGTCGGCTTAATTTTTTTGCCGTATGTGATACGGTCAATCATTGCGCCCATAACTTGACGCGCTTCTTTGTAGGATAATAAAATTTGCGGTTTACCGTCGGCGCAAAATTCGTATTGCAACGCGTCGCGCCCGTTATCGTGGTTGGATTGTGCGCACGTTCGCCTTTTTCGCGATCGATTGTGATGAAGAAGTAATCGGGTTTGCCATTTTTGTAAATAGAGTTAAATTCCATAGTTTGTTATCTCCTTTTTATTTATTGTTTTTAGTTATTGAACTTCGTAGAACTTCGGCATTCCACCGAGTTCGTAGATGTTGTTTATTCTTTCGGTTTCGTTGACAAATTCGACACCGACGAAATCGCTCGAATCGAGAACAATTTGCTCATCATGATAAGCGTCGCTTACTTTTTGAATTGCATCACATACGTCTGTGGCGTGGACTTCGACGGTTCTTTTTAAGGTCTCAGTGACCGAAATGTAAAAAGTTTTCATGTGTATACCTCCTGTTATAAAATGTCCGGATCCCATTGAACAAAGAGCAACAGGTCCGGTTCGCTCCAGCTTAGCACATCTCCTATTGCTTCGAGAATTGGACTTACAATATCTTCTTCGACATTATAATACGAATCGCTGTAATAACACTGGGGAATGTCTACCAGTCGTCCAGCGCCTCCTCCGTAGTAATCGAACAACAGCTGCCTGTTATCTTCAGCATCAAAGCCACAGTTCCCCAGTTCTTTAATGCCATACCATCCGTGTCTCCAGCCCTCGTCGTTGAGTTCTTCAACTGTAACATCATCAATATAGTCCGCAGAGGCTATAGTGAAATCTGCTACAAACTTTGTTTCCCCAGGTTTCTTTTTGCTAAAAACCCTTTGAGCAATCATGCGAGCGAAATCGTTTGCGGTGCAAAGGGTGAAATGTTTTTCGTTTTGCTGTGTGTTAATAATCATAAAAGTTCCTTTTTCGGCTTTCTAAGCGGGAAAGTGTCCCAAGGCAGTTTGTTTATTATAAAATTCCGTTATCTTCAAGGACCGTCTCGATGTCGTCGAAGGCCTCGTCTATTTCACAGTCTTTTGGAATGAGATAGACTTTCTCGCCGCTGCTTAAGGTTTTGATTGTCAAAGATTCTTTTGGCAACTTCACCAATATTGCGCCAGCTTCGTCTCCAAATTCGCACGATTCATAAAGAGCATACGTTTCATTTCCTACCTGCATACGGTCGATCTCATACCAGGTAAACACACGCCCTTCAATCTCATAATCGAGATTCGGATTTTCAGTGATTTCGCCCTTGTCTGAAATTATGACAGATTTAAGGCCTTCGTATTCCTTAAGGAAATACTCGGCCAGTTTGTCGTAATCTTCGTCCTCGGAAATTGACACCGAAACATCAACCACCTCTCCGCTTGGATAATACGGAGCGTTAATGTAATCGAGATCGGTTCTCATACTGTCCGATGTCCAGACTTTGAGAGCTGCGTTGACGGCGAACGTCAAATCATCGATTGCTTGAATCAAACTCTCGTCGGGTTCGTTCTCATAGCCTCCCGACCACCCCACACAAATAGCAAGGTGATCATCAAGGGCGTAGGTACAACAACCTTCTTGATGGTCGATTACCCAATCGACGCTTTCTTTGAGCCATTTGCTCAAATCTCTTTCTTTGTACATTACTTTTGACATGTGTTTATCCTCCTTTAATGTTTTTCGATAAAAACGATTCGGATTGCGATAATCTCGTCTTTGTGATTTTTTGCCACATAACACTCATAAGAGCCATCGCCATACCCAGACGACGACACGAAACCTTTGTCCCCTATTGTGCCGCACTGGTTTTCTGAAAGCGTGAGTTTACAAACCTTGTCATACCACTCGCCTTCAACATGGTCATATTCTGACGCGTCGGTATGATACTTTTTGTAATATTCATAGTCGAAGACTCCGGCTTGACCACTGTCGACACCGATGTCTAACAGGGCCGGCTTGTATTGGGGAGATTTATAATCTTCGTGGCAAACTTCGATTGCGGCGACTCTTTCTCCCCAATATTTCTCTTTGATAAGTTTGGCTTTGCAGTTGTAGTTACCAGGAAGGACGCCTTCGATGACGCCCTGGCACCAAGTGTTTAATCCGTAGCACGGATCGCTGATCATTACTTTGCTATTAAGTTTAATTTGCATATGTTTTACCTCCGTTATGCAATTATTTCTTGTTCTTTCCAGTATACGGTGTAATGTTCGGTTTTGTAGCAACCGTCCTCATAGAACGAAAACGATTCGCCTTCCGGTCCGCCAACGAATTCGTCGCAGGTAAATATATCACCGTACTCGTCTTCGTTGAAATTCCCATCGCTATCAAAGTATTCGGGATAATCTCCGACTTTGCTTTCTCTGACACATTTGTCGTATGCTGCTTTTGCTGCTTCTTTTTTGGCATATGCTTCGATTGTTTGATCGCTGTTTCCACTACGATCGGCGTAGTCGATTACCAACAAGTAAACACATTTCTTTTCCATAAATTTGTTTCTCCTTTTAATTTTTATATTTGCCCGTAACGCCGATAGCACAGCGGTTGTATTTAGAACCTATATTCTTTAATCGCATTCTTCCAACAACTGCTGTTGCAGCCGTAACATCCTTTGATTGAATAGCCTCCTCTTGCTCCGTCTACGGTAGCAGCGCGGATGAACTCGATCGGGATCTCAACATCCTTTTCAAGTTGGATACCCCAACAGCTGCCGCCACCGCTCCACATGTCGTAGAGAAGACAGTCAACGTCTTTACTGACAATGATCGAGCCGCAGTCTTTGCGTTCTTCGGGTTCCCAGTGGTACCCATCCTCATCTCTCTTGTTGATGATTTCTTGAAGCTCAATGAGTTTATCAAGAGTCATCTTTACAGGAAAGATGAGTTGCGGCATCGAAGTGGAGCAGTTAATAATTTCGTCGAACACGGTCTCCAAAAAGCCGTGACGCTCAAGGCTGTCCTCGAGTGTGTTCAACGCATGTTGAAGCTGTTCTTTGGAGTAGCCTTGAGTTTTTGCCAACCACACCAACGACGCGCGATCGTCGATCTCGTCCTCCTCGCGACCATTGTAATGCGGATAAATCGCATTTAATGTATAGTCGTAGTTGGCATCGCCCGTATCAATGCGAATATCGACGTCGACTTCTTGTTCAAGATACTCGCTGGTTGGATATTTAAAATACCACATTGTTTCGAGCTCTTCGCGAATCTTATCATCGTTCCACGATTGGCGTGTGAGAGTTTTCTTGAACTCTGTAATGAGTTCGTTCTCAGTCTGCCATGCGCAGTCCCACCACCACTCGGAGCAATTTTGCTCGAGCGTATCCATTGGATTTTTTGAATCCAAAATGTCGGCGATGGTTTTATCGTCGATGACATCGTCATAATCACGATAAGGCTCCTCGTAGTAGCATTGGCACTTTTCGTCCCAAGCCCACGAGCCGTATTTCTCATCGAGAAATGCTTTGAGTTTTTGATGTAATATTGTTTTTGCCATAATTGTTTCTCCTTTTATTTTTATTCAGGTATGCAATAACCATACCCGTAATATTCAATTTCGCTGTCGGTCATTTGAATTTGGCCAACAAGAATTTGATACAACTGTTCCGCACTCTCGGAATTTGCCTCGACGTAGCGCAATAAACGCTTGATGAGAGAGTTCTTTGTAAAAGAATGTTTCTCTTCGATTAAAGCCTTAAGCGCTTCGTCTACGGTGTCGTAGGAATACATCCCTTGATCCCAAGTGCCGTCCTCTCTGTGATAGCCAAGGCCAACGACGTAATCGTCGCCCCAACTCTTGGAGCGTTTTATGATAACGTGTTCTCTGTCCCCATCGGGGATGATTGTTACAATGGGGTAACCCCCTGCTGTTTGCTTATCGAACATTTCTTGTTCCTCCTTTAATAACTTACGACGAGTACGCCGTCGTTCTTTTTGTCGTAATCTTCATCCAGACAATCAATCCAAACTTGGATATCGTCTTCGGAGAGATTTTCGATTTTATCTCTGTCGGGATAACCCTTTTCAAGGAAATGCTCCTTGACATATTTGAGAACTCTTTCCGTCGGGGCGACCGTACTCTTTGATGTGACCACGCCGCTCATGTTGAGACTCTCGATATACCAACGGAAGAGATAGCCTTCCGTTTGAATGTTTGCCCACGTTGCGATGGACCTTTTGATTTCCGAGGCCGGTCGGACGTCTCCAAGTACGCCGCCGCTGTAATATCCGTATTTTGCTCCGCGTGCTATGCAGGCCGTAAAACAACGACAACATTCTTCAAAACACGAGGTGTTACCATCCTCATATTCGGGAGTTGCGACATCTTCTGCGATGAATTCGTAGTCAGAATCGTTTGCTCCGTCGGGCACTCCGTTAGTAAGCCAGAGATTCATAACGCTTTCATCGTCAAGGCTACGGACGATGGTGTCCATAGCCTTGAGGAGTTCTACTCTTGCTGCAATATTTTTGGGTTGCATTACCCTTTCGAGCCGTGTCGGTGTGAGTTTTACCATTGTTTTTACCTCCCTATTCTTCGTCATCGTCCATAGGTGCAAATCCCATTTCAACGATGTCGTCTTCGGTGATGCCGCAGTTTTCGCCGACTGTGTTCAAACGTTCGAATACTTCTTCTGCAGAAGATTCTTCACAAAGGTCGTCGACCAATGCGGTGAGTAATAATGCTTGTTTTTGTTGAATTGTCATTTTTATAATCCTCCTTTTTTTATTCCATGAACTGCTGAGCTTTATCCACCAGCGTAAGCGAGCGTATATCACACACTTGTTGAATAGTGTATCCTTCGTTCTCAACGAGGTCGTTGATACACAACGCCAATGCTTCAACAGTTATGTCTTTTGTTTTCAAGTACGCGTCGCGTGCACAAATACACAATCTTTCAAACTCTGGATTGGTGTATTTAAAACACAAGGTGTTTTCAAATTCTTCTGCGATTAATAAATCACAAGAATTGATGTTGTTTTCGCGAGCGAGTCGCAAAGTCTCTTTAAATTTCATAGAAAATACCTCCTTTTAACCAATGAATTCAAAATAGATTTTTTCGTCGTCTTCTCCTATCATTTTGTAGAAGTAGATTTCGCCTTCTCTGTTGTCGTCAACGAATTGGACGGTAATATAAGTATCTTTATGATAATCATCAAAAATGAACTTATCAACAGAGATTCCATTTCTTGTTTCTTCGTAATCAAGTTCGTCAAGAACGAGATCGGGTTGTTCGTAAAAATTGTGTTTCATTGTTTGTTACCTCCTTTACTTATTCTTCTGATTCGGTCATTTTTGTATTCTTCGCAATTTTCTTGTAGACGTTCGATATAATTCCGTAGACGTCGTCCACGTAATAATAACCCACAAATGGGTTGTAGACTGCTGTACAACAAACGCCGCGATATTCGACGATGATACCGTTGCTTTCGCTGACGATTGTGCATTCGGCGAATTGACCGCCGAGAGAATGAATTCTTGCTTGAATTTTTCTCATTGTTGTTACCTCCTTTAATTCAACACAATTGTGTCGCTTGGTTCATCTTCGCCTACTTTGTAAACGAAGACTCTCGCTTCGCCGTCTGATGTCACATCGAGACGAACTTCTGCTTGTTCGCCGTCGGTATTAAGGATAATAGATATCCCCTTAAAATCACCGTCGGTGAACGCTGTTGCCATTGCGAGACCTGCTGCAGTCTCTTGGATAAGTTGATTTTTCATATATACCTCCTATTTGTTTGTATTTTTATGCCACTTTGGGCATTTTTATGAAATTTCTTCCCATCGCGTATTGGGTGGAAGTTGAGGTTAAAATGGCGCTGTCACATTCGATGCCGTTTTGACGCAACCACCTTATAACGGTTGGAATTGCCTCTGGATCGTTGCCCAGCCACCGGTTACCAAACCCGTGGATTTGAGATATGCGAAGCTTTGAGACCTTGTCGGTCAAGACTTCTATACCCACTTCAATTGTGTAGAAAGGCTTGTCGGGTTCAGACTTTTTACGCAAGAACATAATTGTAGTGTCTCCTGCCTCGTGTCTTTCGGCACAGCCTCCGACGCAATGGTGAAGTTCCATGCCCTCTTTGACGATTTCGTTTTTGTCAACCGGAAGCCTTATTAAATAATCCTCGCCCTCAAACTCGAGGGTTTTACGAAACTCAATTTTTGCTTTGTTGAGTTTCGCTTTTTGTTCAAGCTCTTTTCTGTTTCGTTCGTCACGCCGTTCTCTCCAGTGGCGCTGTTGTTCGTTGTACATTGCCACAAAAGTGTCGTGCAATCTACCCAATTCTGAAACGGGGATGTCTTCGAGTGGTGGCTTCGGATTTTCTAGTCCGGTCCACATTACCACAGTGTCCCGCAAAAGCGGAATGAGAGTTTTGACTCGGTTGCTCCTCATTATCTTTTTAAGCACTTGTCTTGTCCATGTTACCTCCTCCGGCGCACCGAACAACCTTCCCCAAGACAGAGCCGAGTCCATGCTATAGATACTGTTGAGATTGTTTATAAACAAATCACTTGTGTGATTGTCTATTGCTGCGACATTTTCTCCTATTGCGGTTTTGAAGATTCTTATCGACTGGTTTAATGCCCAAGTCGTTAGTCCGTGTGACGAGTTCATAAATTGGATTAGTTTTGTTAGTTGGTATTTATTTATCCCTAACCACTTTTCCGGCGTTTTTGCCTTTTTATTTATATCTTCCCCGAAGAATAAAGAATATGAGCTTTTGTGCGAAAAGCTCTCAACCTGTCTTACTCCGCCATAGGATTTTGCTATTTTTTCCAACATTGGATCCTTAATCATGCAGACCAGGATATCGGCTCGAGTTGTTTTGTCTTTCGGAAACACTGGCACGCTTAAGTCGATGCCCCATAGCCGCTCTGTAAACTCGGGTTTAACAAACAAGCCTGCATATTTTGCAAACTGCCCTTTATCTAAATCCTCGGGGTTGCAAATCAGCCCGTATTTTGCCGAATTTGCGCTCGAGACTTTGTCAAATCTCGGTCCTTTTGCGACGGCATAAGTTTTGCCATCAAAGTAAAATCTCCATCGCGTCCAACTCCCCGCCGTGTCTATAATTGAAATTTGTTCAAAATTTCTTATGATTGACACGTTGCCGTGTAGAACCGGAAAATCCGTTGGGGATTCTTTCAATAAGGTATTCCCCCTTTCTATTAACAACTCTTTTGCCGTTTTTGTTTTCCTAGCATTTGGGTTCTTTTTTAGTTTGATAAACCTTTCTAATTTATCATAATAATCCCAAATACGAAATTCAGCGTTGGGATCTTCTGTTAAACCAAACATTTTCTTATCTATTTGGTATTTTATTTTCAAAGGAGTATCCCTCAGAATTGCATGAACTCTGGACAAGTTGACAACGCCCCCCGTGTCAATCACAATTCTTCTCGGATATTTATTGAGATCTATAAAATACCTCCAGTTTACCCAGCTCCATTCTCGGGCCTCTTTTTCCTTGGCTCGGTTTGTTGGTATTTCAATATATGCCAATTCCACAATGTTTTCTTTTTTGTGGAATTTTATATATGTAAATTTTGGCGAAGAATTTGCCGAATACTTTATATATTTTGAATCATAATTCCCCCACTCGGTGTATCTTGTCGCATCTCCTGGGGCGACCCTTTCCCCGGTGGACAGATCGTGATAAATCTGGCCATCTTTTTTGGTTGTCCAATAGATAATGAGCTTTGGAGCCCATTTTGGGTCTGGTTTTGGCTCTTTTGTTACGATTGCTTTAATTTGATCTAAGAAATTTTTCATAACTTTTTCTCCTTTTCTGACTAAGAATGCTCGATTCGCCATTATTGTTGTTGTTTTTTTACGAGCTGATGCCGTTATGGAACACCATGAGCGCCACCCTCCTAAGAGGGCAACGGGCTTGCACCGTTCACGCTTTCGCGCGGGCCTTGCGGTGGTTAGCTCTCGTAATATTCGAGAGTGTCCTCGAGATAATCCGCCCTTGCTCTCTCAAGCAAGAGTGACTTGGTGAGGGCGTTTTTCTTGCCCTTAGTTGCTTTGAGTTCATCCTCGGTGAGCGATGCGACAACTGTTGCACACGGAGTGAGCAAGACACCTTTCTTATAATCGATATAAGTTTCGGTGTCGATTTCACTTTCCGTAGGCGGGACAATCTCATCAACGTTGTAACCGTTGGTGAGAAGCATGAAACAAGATGCCATCATACTTTTGGCTTTGTTACTGTCGCCCGCGCAGACATCGATACAAATCTGTGCGAAACGCACCGCTGCTTGTTTGTCAGATTCCCCGTTGTAATAGAATTTTTCTTTGCTTCCATCAGGAAACTCGATTTCTTCTATGCCGAGGTTGATGTTCTCGTCCGCTTTCATTGCTTCGAGAGCGTTGATGATGTTTTTGGTTGCTTCGGTGGTGTTGATTTTAATAGACATATTAAGTCCTCCTTTATTTTTAGTTATTTTCTTTTAAAGTTAAGAAACATTTGAACAGTGGATAATTGTCGACTTTGTCCATCAGTTCGCTTGCTGCGCCGAGATTGCCCAGAACTAGCTGCACTTCTGCAGCATCCAGAAGAAGCTGATCCCTTCTGGATATTTTGTTTTCTTCGGCCACCCGATCCAAGGTGGCTAAATAAATTTCATAATTGCTCATTTTTACCTCCCTTTTTTTCTTGGTACTCCCATGAACGAGCGTATCAATTGTTTTTCTTCTCTTTGTAACTCATCTTTAGAAATGAGCTTTCTGCCATATCTTTTTGCCCATTCGACATTCAGTTTGCATAATAGGCTGAATGCCCTATTATGCAACAGAACTCTCGTCCTATCATACATTTCAACGGAAATGCCATCTGCCTCCGTTAAGATATAGTTAAGATAGTCCGCTCGGGCATAGCGATACTCTTGATCTATTATTTCAATTTGGTCCATTTTTTGCCTCCGTCTTTGATTGTATATTCCAAAGTGTCTTTGAAATACTTGTCGACGTGGCAACGCACGTCTTTGCTTTTAGGCTTCGTCGTCCCATGAGGACGATTTTCGCCTTTATTTTTGATTTTGGTGTTTGTTATTTTTACATACGGCATTTTATTTACCTCCTCTGCCATATTTTTTATCTATTTTTTCAATCGCTTTTAGAATGGCGTTGATTTTCTTTTCCGCCAGATACGCATTTGTACCTAACGAAATGTTCACATTGAACTCTTTGTCAACATATGACATGTCGTCATAATTGCGATAAAAGAATTCAATGTTTTCTTTAAGTTCCTCATCAGTTATCGAAGAGTTGACGTATAGGATTTTGATCCCATCGCCCTCTCCGATAAGAGAGTCTTTCATGACCAAGACCTGATCATAAACATTGTTGCCAACCGAGTGAACCCGGTCTTTTCTGTTAATTATAAAAGTGCTCATAGATTTACCTCCTTTAGAGCATCTTCGAACTTCATCGGAAGCTCGTTGTTGTAGAATTTGTTTGAATCTTCTACAATTGCTTGGATAAGCTCCCAAACTTTGTCTGCATGGAACTTGTCCTTTGTTATTTCAATTTCTTGCCACTTATAACGCCCCCCAAGAACGGGACTAAGCCTAGGTACGGCCTTGCTTATTAAGCATACATACATAGGCGTAATAGCGTCCGTTTGAGTAATGGACACTTTAGCTTTCGCCTCTTTGAAGTAAAGAAGCGCCTGCGATTTGTCGCAGTAACTCAATGGGTGCGTCCCGATGACTACTTTTACGTCCGCAGGTTTGTTATTTTTGATATGTTCTATTAGTTCTTTGAACATTTTTGCCTCCTTTATTCGTTTGAATACGAGCAGGTGCTCCACTCGCACGTTCTGTTTGTGCAATCCTTGCAAGGATCGTCTGCGACGCTTGTTTGGTCGATCGTGTCGACAGTTACTTGGGTATTCACATTAATACCCAGCTGATGTATTAGCGACATCGCAAGATCGTCGCCGAGCTCCAATGCGTCGATTTTCGCCGGTGTTGCCAGCGTCATCGTTGCAACGGTGCCGTCGTAGTTGTTGCTGAAAACAAAACTGTAATGTTTTAAGTTTTTCATTATCTTATGCCTCCGTTTCTTTAAGAACGTTGAAAGTTCCAACGATATTATAATCGTAAATCTTTGAAATAAGATCGTCTGCCGCCCCCAGGTTGCCCAGGAGCAGTTGAACCTCTGCTGCATCCAACAAAAGTTGGTCATAGCGAGAGAGCTGTCTCTCTTGTGATACACGATCGAGCTCGTCGATCCAAGATTTAAAATTTTTCATAACATTTTTCTCCTTTGCTCGCCAAGCTGCCCGACTGGCGTTATTTTTGTTTTGCGGGTGACGCCGTTATGTAGCGTCTTCTCCATCTGCATTACTCGCGGGCTTTGGACCGCCGTCGGCTGCATTAAGAAGCAGTTTAACGTCTTGCTCAGGACGCAATAGTTCAGAAAGTATAGTAAACATTACCACACTTTAAATCGCGTTCTATTTCAGCCGCGATGTTGTCGCAACGTTCGTAAACGTCGATTGCGTAGTCCAAATTGTCCTCAACTTCGATGTTGAGAGTGTGAAGAAGTTTGTTGTTTTGTGTGTAAAATTTGACTTTGATTGTGAGCATGTTGTGCCCTTTCCCCTTGTCCCTGGGGGCGAGGTATTTTAATGGTGAGGGGCATTTTATCGCTTGTCCCCTCGGTAGCGGATTTGCACTATAGAGTGCAAACCGTAATTTTTACGTTCGAATGTCCACTCAAACGTAAAAAGACGCAGAATTCTTCTGCATCTTTGCGTTTGGTAAACAATCGAGGATATACCTCGAAAGTTTTTTCAAACTTACAATATGAAATTGCATAAAATTTCATTTTTGATACCTCCTTTTTTTATTTTGCCTTCTTTAGTTAGTCTTTGACTGTGCAGCACCACTACGCGCAAGTAGAAGGCCTGGTGCCTTACTTTCTGCTTCCCTGTGTCCTCTCACCCTTGCTCTTTCTGAGTGAGCCCCCGCTTTGGTAGAAGCAGCCGCGACAGGTTGCGGGATTTTGTCGCCATACGGTGGACCGTGCCCTCTTTAAAAGTGGGAACACACGCAGTTTTCTCTGCGCCTGGGCCTCCCCGCCCAGATATTTTTATGGGATATCGAGTTTGACACCCTCGACTGGCGGACCGTATTTTTACTTGTTTGCCTTCAAGGACGGTTTTTATCCTGGTCGTCGCCAGTTGTTTTTTGTGTAGCTCAGTGGGAACCTGTCCCCCACCGGGTCTCAAGCCGAAAAGATGCACTTGATTAGCTCACACTAATCAAGCCTGAGCTTTTCGCTTGGACTGATGAATTTTTCGTTGGTTAGACTACTTACCTTGTTAAGGCGCCTTCAACTGGCTTGCCACTTATCAACACCAGTGGTCGGTGTCTGCTTCCCTAAAAAGGAAACAGCAGAAAAGTTCCTTTGCTTGGTTGGTAGAATCGGAATTTCTACCACCCCCTCGAGACCAATCGAAGGGGGCAAAAGGAACCATTTGCCGTTTTTTACGAACGGCGGAGGGCTCCGACCCTCCTCTCCTCTTCTGATTTTTCTCAGAAGAGACAAATAGCTTTTTAGAATTGTAAGCAAGCTTACTTTCCCAAGAAAGCAAAATTCGACAATTGCTTTGCTAAATAATAACAGCAACAAGTCACCTTATTATAAAACGCGGCAAATGCCGAATTTACACTTTTTGGAAGATAAATTCTTCCAATAAAGCTATTTCAGGACAAAAATTTCCATAAACCCATTTTTCAGCCCATCCTCCAACATCGCACAAAAACTCTTACCCCTTCGATAGCCTCCACGTAATCCCCCAACGAAAAAAACGCCGACCTCGTAGTCAGCGCTCGTTATAAAAAAAAGAGGAGCCAGGCACTCCTCTTCTTATATTACCAAATGAAAAAACTATCCAAAAAGTCGCCCAACGTAGGCAGCGAACTTTTCCCGTTATAACTCATATGAAACGAGCCGTAATCTTTGACAAACTCTTTCATAAGCTTATTGGCCTCTATTTCAGCCTCTCGGGCCTTCTTAAAGGCATCGACGACAGCCTTCGACCTCGCCTCACGTTCGTTCTTAAGCGTCAGCTGTCTTTCTTCTTCGGCTTTCTTTTTGGTAGCCAAAGCCTCCTCAGCCTTTTCGCACTCTTCCTTTGTGTCGTAAATCTTATTAATCAATTCGCTATAATATTTCATCTGTAAACTCCTTCGAGCGGTCCTATTCTTCGCTCTTGTTGAATTTCCCGTCGTTCTCTGCTGACGGGATTATATGAACCTGCCTGGTGGGTTGGTTTAATTATTTTTCAATCGTTCAATCTCAGCTTTATACTCAGCGACATCGCCGTACCCAGCGTCGACCAACTTCTCAAAAATCGAAATCTTGGCAGGACAATCCCAGAGTTTGGGGCACAGCCCATTCACACATATTTCTGTGCTTACTGCTGGGCAAATAACTCTCGCCATATTTAAAACTTGCGCATCTCTAGTTTCCATTGTTCTTAATCCTCCATTGTGGTGTTGATTTTTCGTTGATGACACTGAATAAACTCCCTGAAGTCGGGAAGCTTTTTTCTTTGAAGCTCTTGCTGGGCTTGTAAGCGTCTTTTCTCGCAGAACTCAGCTGTATCTTTCGCCTGTTGCTCGTCTCTAACCCATCCCTTGATGGCAGCCGTAGTCGTCCAAGTTATCGGTCTGAGGACGTACTCTGGGTAAGTACCATTGTGATCGTCGAAGTCCCAAACCAATGGGATATATCTAATCAACGGGCTATCCTTGTCTTTTTCTTTCTTGTACTTGCCTGAGAATGGGAACTCGAGGACGCCAAAACGAGCCCAGCAAGCTATGAGATATATCTTCGGTAATTTAGAAAGCCTATTTTGATTTTTCTTCGTAGCTTTTAATCTTTTTCTGAATCTTAACATTTTGCAGTCTCCTAAAACCACCATTGGTCGATGTTTTCCGCCAAGGACTCGAAGGCTTCTTTGCGGGCTTCGTCAAGACCCTGCTTGAACTTCCTTGCTCTTTCTTCGCGCATTTCATCGATTTGTCTTTTTGTGAAATTCTCTGGAAAATAATCACACGGAAGAGAAGGCCAGTCTGAAACGAAAATCTGATGATGTTTACTGAAGGCATCGATCGTCTTCTGAATGGAATCTTGAATCGATTTCACACTTTCCAACAAGCAGGGCTGCTCGTTTTTGAAGAGTGGGTTCTCTGCGGAAAAGAATAGGGAGAAATATTCGAGAGCCGGTTCGATGGTATCCTGAAGAGTTATGCCGTCATAGGGGCTTACGTTTTTCGCCGCTAACAAATATTTTTTGCGAGCTTTTTTGAGGCGCTTGTTGAACCTGTATTTACTTAACATCTATGAGATCTCCTCTTTGGTTAAAGGCCAACCTATTATTAGTGCTGGTTGATTGTCCAGATGGTGGTGTCAAATTATCCTTGTTTGTCCATTCAGCATAAAAGGGTTGTGTTCCCGTTCCTACTGTCGTTATCCAATCACTCTCTTTCCTACTACAGAACGGGCAATAACTTTGATGAGGAGCGAGAATAGCTCCACATTCTGGACATCGCCAACCCTGCTGTATAAATTGTGGTGCAGGAATGTTGCAAGCAGTTGGCTTCGGGTCGGCTGCCGTACTCTTGTCCGCAGGTGTAGTGTTTGCTATGCCCTCGACTGTTTTCCGAAGCTTCGTAATAGCCTCTCTGCATTTTGGACAAATACGATGTTCGCCATCGAACTTGAACCCTTCCCTACAGATTGTACACTTTGTGGCTATTGAGTATACTGACCAAGCGGGTATTACATCGGTTCTTGTATTGTTATCTACGTTCGTGGTTGTAACACCGACACCAAGGTCTGGTTCGTCAACGTTTTGAATATATCCTGAAGTGGCACATCCAATTTGATTTTCAAAAGTGATAACGTCGCCGTGTTTGGTGTTACCCTTTTCACCGCAGTTCGGGCAGGTCCATTCGTAACAAGGCGGGTTCGATGTCAAAATTTTAGAAAGGTCTACTTTAACTATTGTGTTGCATTTGGGACATTTTATTGGTTCGGTCTGTTTGTACATTTTTTACTAGTCTCCTTTTTTTAAAGTTTTAACCAAACTTACGTAAATCACTTGCTTTACGCAGTGTTTCGTGTATAAATATTGTATTTAATATTCTTACTTTATATTAAGTATATCATATAGAGGATAAAATGTCAACTCCTTATGACAATTATTTGCAATTTTCTTTGTGAAAAAATTTTTTATTTTTTTTGAAAAAATAGCACTAACCGCTTGACTTTTGGTTTTTCTTGGTATATAATATTGGGTGGGTGGAGGGAGAATGGTTATCTTATGAAATAAGATAACATAATAATAGTAATAATAATATATTTTATAATAATTATATATCTATATATCCTATATATCTATATATCCTATATATTTATATATCTATATAAGTTCTTTTTCTCCTCCCACTCTCCCCCGCCCTACCACCCATTATAATACTTTTTTCAGGAAAAGTCAAGTAGTTGTGACAGGCTTGAAAAATTATTTTTATTTTTTTGTGGGGTAAAAATGTCACAATGGGTTGCATTATTATGCAACTTGTGGTATAATAATATCGTAATAAAGAGACGGACATAGATTCCGTCACAAAAATACATGCTTAAGGAAAATTTTATGAACAAAATAACGCTCGTAGTCGAAGTAGACAATCTTCTTTATGATACCGCTGACACGGTAAGACAAATCCTTAATGGAAGATTAGAAAAAGATTATGATTTAAATGAATTTTACAGCGATGCCTTTAGGGGAGTGTTACTGAACACTTATGAAGAGGTTATTAGAAAAACTATACAAGAAACCAATCAAGATCGTTTGTCTGTTTTTAGGATAGACAAAGGTGTTGATAAAATAATTGACCTCATAAATAGATTTATTAAAGAAGAACCCAAAGATGTTGCTTTTGTTTCTTATGCGAGGGCTTTCGACAAAGAAGACACTTTTTATGCCGATGTCGTTGGCGATTTAATGGCGTGGTCCGAAAAGCCCGTTATTTACGTGGGCACCGATGTGAAAACTTGTTTGCAGGCACCGGCGGACCTTCGTGTTGTTGTAAAGGTTGACGGGGAAAACAGAAGGAACAGAACTTTTGGCGGAGAAGAGAGACTTTATATTGTCAACTCTTTGGAAGAGGCTGCTTCAGTCATTGAATTTTATAACGAACATCCAGAGCTGGTGTGGTGAATGAAGAAGTTGTTTTGTATTGTCGGAAGGACGGGCACCGGGAAAGATAGTCTTGTTGATTTGGTCTGCTCGTCTTTGGGGATGGGAAAGGTTAAATCATATACAACCAGAGAACGTCGTCCGGGAGAGGGTGACGATTCTCACGTTTTTATTAAACCCGTCGAAATCGACCGGTTTAGGGGAGAAATGGCGGCCTATACCAAAATCGGAGAAGTTGAATATTTTGCTACGGTTGAGCAGGTCTTAGAAGGAGACTTCTACGTTATTGATCCGAACGGGTTAGATGATTTTCGGACGCGCTGGGATTTCAATAAGTTTCCGATGAGTATCGTAGTGATCTATGTAACGGTACCAAAAATGACTCAGATGTCTCGTCTTTTGGGGAGAGGAGACAGTGTCGAAAAAAGCAACAGTCGCATGTTGGCGGAAAATAATCAATTTGGAGAATTCGAGATTAGGCAGCAAATGAACTATACTATTGTAAATTCGGATTTGGAACAAGCTGTTTCGGATTTGAAAGGCGTAATTTTGCAAGAATTGCTAAAAGAGGAGGCCTAATGGCTACACTTCAAAATCAATACCAAGTGTTTAAACTAAAGTCCGACTTTATCGTGGCTAATAATTTGAATATTGAGAATTATTCAAAATCGAAAGCTGCTAAAGATGGGGCTCTTGTTTCTATTGGGGACAATTTGGTTTTTCAACAGATTCGCCGATTCCACGGGGATAATAGAGGGCATCGAGAAATATTTAAGGATGTCCAACAATTTCGGCGTGCGATTAGGGCGGCCAAAAAGGAAGGCAAGTTCAAAGAGGCTAATATCCTTAATCGTTTTTTGATAGACTCTTTGTTTGTAAAAGATATCGTAAACGTTGAAGTAGTCAAAAAGAAAGAGTATAAGGAATTGGCTAAGAATGGCTTCTATGTCAATGGGATTCATTTTGTGAGGTTCTGTTGTGGTTCGGGACAGATGCGAAGAAACACAATAACCTTTATAAATGAAGAGCTATATGCAACCTTAACTAAGAATTTGTTGTGCGGTTTGGATTCCAAGATAACCGAAATGAACTTGGCCAAGTATCATGCTTATTTCGCTTTGGCTTTTTCGAGCATTATGTGGGTGAGAACTCCAAGAGTTTGTGTAATTAAAGATTTCACCACTGTTATTAAGAATCAGAAGGTGGACTGGATTTGTCCCGATCCTGCGACGGGGAAGAAGCACATCGAAGAAAGAGTGATGGATTTGGAGCTTAACAGTTGCGACGGTCAAGGATTGATTGATCCTGAGTTTGCAAAGCTGTGGGCTGAGGATATGAATCTCTCTTATGTTCCTTCTTCGTTTGTTGCCAGGAGCGTTTTTGTAAAAGGTTGTTTGGTCCCGTTTGATTTTAAGGAATATGCTGCTGAGCAGGGGATTACAGAAATTCGTGACAAATGGGGGATGGCTCACAGACTCGAAGATATCGACGTGCTTTTGAGCGAGTCTCAATTCAAGATGCACAAGTATTATGTTTCTTGGAACGAGTACCAGAAGTATGTAAGTGCTGCGGACATTAGATGGGGCGTCGCTCGATATAATAAAAAGTATGATGACGAATATGTGTTGAGCAATTATCAATATCTGCAGGTCTTGAATATAGATAAGAATGACATTCTTAAGCTGATTCAACCCACGGTTGATTGGATTAAGAAAATTTGTTCAGGGAATCCGCTTTATGCTATGCTTTACATGCTTGGGTGTAAAGGAGAGCAGACGAATTATAAAGATTTGTATAATGGGGCCCAGTCAACAGCACTTAAGGCGATTATAAAAAATCCTATGATGTTGGATGACGCCCATGTACAAAAGAAGATATACCGAAATATTGCAGAGACAATCAATAGGGCCAAGATTGGGAAGATATGGGTTCGAGGGAATTACAGCTTTATGATTTCTGATCCGGTGGCCCAATGCAGGTCGGCGCTTGGATTGGAGCCAACTGGATTGATTGGACCTGATGCAGTTTATTCAAATTTCTGGAGAGAAAGGGGTGTGACACAAGTGGATTTGTGCCGTAGTCCAATGATCGATTCGCACGAGCATAACCCGAGCCAGGTGGTGTCGTCCAGAGAAATGGATTACTGGTATCAACATATAAAAAGCGGCATTATTTATAGCATATATGATACCGCGACATTACGACATTCCGACAGTGACTTAACGTATACAGGGTCCGTCGGTTGGTGACAATCGAATGATAACTCAGTGAACCTGGAAATCCAGGGTGTGGGACGAAAGTTCTGCTAACGGTGAACCTGCTTGGGGAACACCGTGCTAAGCCTCTTTGAGGAAAGTGTAACGATTATTGAACGCGTATCAAATGAGAAATACATTTGAGAGTAAGCAAGTAAAGTAGGGTGTCGGTGAAATTCCGATATTCAAAGCGCTGAGCAGCTCACTACGGTAACAGGAAACGAGCTGATGAGATAATCTACTCCCCTAATAAATATCGGGAAACCGAGGGTGTAAAGGTTGACGGAGATGTTGTAATGTCCACGGATAATGAAATCTTTATAAAAGGGGCTCAAAAATGGCACAATGTTATCTCTTACGAGAAAGGCGCCGCCCCTGTGCAGAAAATTTGTTTAAAGAATTCAATTGCGACAGACCTTCGTGGTTTAGGTACGGGCGTTGGAGGATTCTCCAATTGTGCGACGATAATGCACGCGATGAAGGGCATCTTCCAAAAAGACACCCAAAAAGAACAAAAAGACGAACTGACACTCCGTATTAAATTATTGCGAGAAATTGTCGGGCAAGAGATTGACAGAATCAAGGGCACGGCGGCACCGGAGCTCCCGAAAGAATGGAAGAAACTGGTTAGGATCAATAATGACGATACTGACGCAGTAAAGGCTGACAAATATAAAAGAAATTCTATGGTTATTACAAAAAAACCATATTTCTTTAGATATCTTTATCCTGAGTTAAATCAACAATTCAAGCACTATGAAGACAGCTATAACGTAGAATCTCGAAGTCGGTTTGGAATTAAGTTTAAGAAGCTGCTTGTGAAACCTAATAAGACCGAGGAAGAAATGAACCTTGTCCGGAGGTATCAGAAATATTCTCCACTTATTACGGCTCCTTGTGTTATGAATGTCTTGTGTAAAGAGTTTGAAAATGTCGATTTTGACATTAATTTTAATAAAAACGCCATTAGCATGCTACCAAGCTATGAAGATGAATTTCTTGTTCAAGAAGATAGGCTGAAAGTAGTTAAAGAGTTGTATAGGAAATACTCTGCCAGGAAGCAAGTAAAGGTTGTTGAGAGCATCCTTGAAAACTTGAATTTGCCTAATAGAGACGAGTATGATGAGATTAGATTTTTGGCCGTGGATACCATCAGGGAAGAAATTCGAGAGGTAGTAACCGAGTTGAAAATGGACGGAAAAGAGTTTTTATTTTATTGCTCGGAACTTGCCAAAAGTTATAAACAATTTAACTGGGATTTTGCTTGGGATGTGCTTGGAGATTCTGTTGTGGATTTCATTCCGAAGGGGAATATACGAGTCCCGGTTAAAAGTGAGGAAGGGCTTGACTATTTGGGAGGAAAGTATTTGCTTTCTTCTATAGAAGAGGAAGTTTTCGATACAAAAGAAGAGCTGCTTGATTATGATTTTGATAGCGTGGAAGATTTGTTAAAGGTTGGGCTAGAAAATTATGAAGACGAGTTTGTTTTTGAGGGGTTTGGCTTATGATGATTGACAGATCCGATGCAATAAGAGAGATGCTTGATTTAGCAAGGGAAATTAAAGAGGGAGGGGCAACCAACTCCTCCCTGAAAACAAAGCTTTCTTCCTTTAAAACAAAAGTAGGGTTAAGCGATGCGGTTTTCGACAGGATTTTGGATTTGATAGAAAAAACCGATTTACCAGAAGAAGAAAAAATGCAAACTTTTTCAATTTCTATTTGGGAGTATGAAAAGCTTGAAAGCATAGAAGACCTTGAAATAAAAAAATTGTGCGCAGTTCTTATGTATTTTGTCCGAACAAATTGGCATTCGACCGGATGGATTCGTTATGACGAGGCTAAGGTAATGTCGCTTTGCGGAATTAAGAATCATAGTTTTTTCATTGATGTAGTTCAGAAGGCTTGTGCAGCGGGGCTGTTGTCTTTTAGAGTGGTGGGTAGCAAAAACCCAATAATATGCTTCAAATTAGAATTTGCGGAGGAAGATTCAAGAACCCAGGTTCCGTGGGAGCTTTCAGACCTTTTAGTGGCGTTGGGGGTGTCTTAGTGTGCTGATATTGGATTGGAATAAAAACTCTGAAGAAATACTTAAGCAAGGGTATTATAACACAAAACGAAGTGTTGTGGCAGAACAAACGCATCTTTGTCAGTATTGGCAAGAACAGGGGGTAAGCAAGGAAGAGGCATATGAGACTTGGTGTCTCTTGGGTTCTCCTCAGGTGATTGCGTGTTTTAGCAAAGGGGAGCTTAGGGAGCAATTTAATTATTTCTGGGAAGCAGCCATTAAGTTTGGATACAATAAAAAATATATCTACGGTTTGTCGCAGAAAGAGTACGATTATATTGACAGCTTAGACGTGGATGCTGAATATAAAAATTTTTTATACAAGCTAGCCGAATATTGCCGGACATATGGAGAAGGAAATCGGTTTTCTTGTGGGCAGGTAGTGTGGAACGCTTTAGTGAAAGGTAGTCGTCATCATTCTACTGAAGCTCGAGAGCAAAAAATGGCAGCATGGAATGAGAAATACGGTTTATACCAAGTGCGCGTTTATCAAGAACCCGCAGAGTCCAAAAGCCGAAATCGAGTAACTTTAAATTATTTAGAGCCAAAGGGCGAGCCTTTCCCATTTGCGGAGTTTGCTTCTCATAAAAGAGTTTGCGATATTTGTGGTGAAAGATTTGAAGTGGCGATTCAGAGCAAAACAAACCACTGCCCTCAATGTCAAAAGAAAATACGAGGGAAAGATCGTCACAAAAAGATTTCCACCAGCACTTGTTAAAATATATATATATGGAAAGGGGGAAATAAAAGGCTGCTTTTATTTCCTTGCTTTCAGAGGTTTTTGTCACAATCGGTTGACAAAATTAAGAGAATGTGCTATTATATTCTCTAGAAGAGTTACAAGGAGGGGCTAATGACCCAATTAGAATTTACAGAATTTCTTAACAAATATGATGAAGATAGGCTTTCTGATGATGATTTGTTTGAAATAGGGATTGCTCACAAAGAGCTTCCACTTGGTATGAGAAACTGGAATAGACTCAACGAACAGCTTGGTGTGCCGTTTTCGTCGGGAGAGACCTATCGTTGTTGGGTAAAAAATAAACTCGCTCGTTCCGGCGAACTTCCAAAGAACGTTAAAGTGCTTTCCAATAGGGCTGTCGATGAACTTTCTGAGAAAGAAATTAGTTCTGAGCTTGACGAACGGATGAGGGAGCTTTATAAACAGCAGGTTAAAACGAGAGACTCTCTCAATGCAATGAGAAGGGTGCTGCGTGAAGAAGCAAGACTGGAAGACTTTAAGTCTTTGATTAGAGAGTCGGTCCAAGATATCACAAAGTTCCCAATCGTAAAATACGAAGGGAGCACAGATGAAGAAACCGAAGCAGTGCTGTTGTTGTCTGACTTGCATATTGGGGTAGAAATTAATAATTTCTATAACAGATACAACTTGGCCATAGCACGCAAGAGAGTCCAGAAGTTGATTCATGATGTAATTCGTTATTGTGTTCACAATAACGTTCAAAGGCTTAATGTGCTCGGACTTGGTGACTATTGTCAAGGTCATATTCACACGAGCGCTCGTCTTGAACAAGAAATGGACGTTATTGAACAAATAATGTGGGCTTCGGAAATTATTGCAGACGCTTTGAATCAATTACAGGCTGCAGCTCCAGAGGTTCTATATTATTCGGTTACCGACAACCACTCTCGTATGACCGCTTCTTTGAAAGAAAGTATTGAAGCAGAAAATTATGGAAGACTTATTACTTTCTATCTCAAAGAACGACTTAAGGATACAAACATTGCCTTTGTGGACGATACTTTGGACCGAGAGCTGGGAATGTTACAACTGCATACTGGTGAATATTGTGTATTTTCTCATGGTCATCATGATAACATTACGTCGATGTTCCAGAATATGACAGCGTGCACGGGCAAAATTATCTCTTATGCGTTCGTTGGCCATTATCATTGCGAAAAGGTAAAGACTTTTAACAATTTCAAGGTTTATGTTAATGGGAGCATTGTTGGCGTTGATCAATATGCTTTTAGTAAACGTTTGTTTGGTAAACCCAGTCAAACCTTATTGATATTTGATGGAACTAATGTGATACATCATAGTATCAATTTGGATATTCAAGAGTAAGAGATATTATTTCACAAAATTGGCTTTCACTGAAATAGTGAGGGCCTTTTTTAGTGGATAATTTCAAGGAATCACAAGGAGGGGCCCATGGCCGGAGAAAAAAAGGTATTATCTGCTTTGGGCGCCGTAGCTCTAAAGCCTTATTGCGTGGGATGCAGGACTAGCTTATCTCCAGAAGAATTCTGGGGCAGCTATGGATATATCTCACTTTTTAGAAAAACGAAAGAAATCGGGGGTAGGTTTTTGTTGTGTAAAGATTGTGTTTGTGCATTATATAATCAGATATTAACAGAAACAAAGGAAGACCATTTTCAAGCACTTTATCAGTTGTGCTTTATGAATGATTGGTATTACGATGAGTTTCTGGCAACCTCAATTATTAATGATTTACAAATTGGGGATCTGATGCCTGATAAATATTTGGAAGTTATATTCCAAAAAGAACAATATAAAAATAAAACTTTTTATGACCAGCTTGATAGAGCTTCGTTTGTCAAAGCTTCAATGTTAAAAGAAAGCGAAGAATCGTTAACAGAAGATGACAAGCAAAATCGTTCCGATATAAAAAAAGCTTTTGGTTATGACCCGTTCGAAAACAAACCGGTAGACCAAAGACCAATGTTGTATCGTTCGTTGAGTCAAATGATTGACCCAACCTTGAATAATGATTTAGTTCGTCAGCGTGCGGCCATTGAGATAGTTACAAACTATGAAGAAATTGATCGATTAGATGCTGCTATTGCTAAATTATCGATGACTCCTGACGACTTGGTACAACACTCCGAGCAATTAAAGGTTTTAAGAGGCATGAAAACCGATGTTAACAGGAACATTTCTACCTTATGTAAGGACCACGGTTTGTCTGCAAAGTATGCTAATTCAAAGAGTAAGGGAGCGGGCACACTATCGGCCATCATAAGAGATATGGAAGAAACTAACTATGATGCTGGCAAGGTGAATCTGTACGATATTGAAACAAGCGACAGTATGCAGCAATGTTCAGACATAAGCGCCAAGTCAATTATGTCCCAATTAAAATTGTCGGACTCTGACTATGCTCAAATGGTTGAAGAACAAGCGCTTGTTGTCCGCAAAGAAATAGCGAAAAGAAAGGAAGCCGAGGAAGCCCTGAGGCTCTGCAAAGAAAAGCTGCGCAAACAGGAACTTATTGCGGAGTTGATTAAGGAATATAAAAAAAGAGGTATTCCTTCCGAGGAAATCGAAGAGCTGCTCGCCCCTGAGTTTGAGGGGGTCAAGCTATGATTTCTGTGTATGGTAATTTAACCGACAATGAGGTAAATATCCGAAAAAAAGAACTTTTTGATCGATATAATCGTCTGATACAATGGGGAAGGAAAAATCCCACCAGATTTATTGAAAAGATTTTTGGGATACAGTTACTAGACTACCAGCGTTGGATTATAATGGGGACATGGACAGCGGAAAAGGCCGCCTGGGTGTGCTCTCGTAACGCGGGCAAGACGTTTTTAGGGGCCGTTTATTTAATGGCTAAGGCAGTTCTGTTTCCTCAGTTTAAGATAATGATAATGAACGTATCGGGCAAGCAATCTTTTGACACGTTCATGAAGATAGAAGACATTGCTAAAAAGAATATCGCTTCGTTATTAAATACGACTGATGTGTTTTTTGACGAGCTTATTAAGAGCAATGCTAATACCGATGGTTTTACACATGGCCAAAAGGGCTATGAGTGTAATCTTTATAATGGTTCGCAAATAAGAGCTCTTGTGGGTAAGCCAGAAACCGTCGTTGGTGTTCGTTCAAATATCAACTTCTATGACGAGGCGGGCAAGATCCCACAAGCATTTTTCGACCTCACAGAGCCTTTTACGGCACAAAATCGTGACTTTAAGACGGGCTCTGGTTTTGACGCGTCGGTTTATCCAAAAGATATACCAACGCAGTGTATTTATTCCTCATCTGCGGAAGACATTAGCACGCATTTATGGACAATGTATTGTCGCTGTGCTAAAAATATGATGATGGGTATTCCGGGATATTTTTGTGCAGATATAAACTGTGATATTCCACTGGCTCCAAAACTCAATGGTAAAGCCATGTCTCCATTGTTAAAGCAAAGCGAGATTGACGACGCCATGAAGAACAATGAAGCCAAAGCAATGCGCGAATATTATAACATATTTGATAGCACTGGTGGTGTAGATGCCCTTGTTAAGCGACAAGACATAATTCGAAACGAACAAGAATATCTTCCGATTTTTATGTCAGAAGGGCCTGATCATCACTATGGCTTGTTTTTTGACCCCGCATTGCAGCAAGACAACAGCTTTGTTTTGATAGTTGAATTTTTCAAGGATAAAAAGCGTGGCTGGCTGGGGAAGATTGTAAACGGTATTAATTTAATTGAGAAGCTCCCAAATGGGGATAAAAAACCATTGCGTTCTCCCGAGCAGTTAGAATGGATACGAAAACTTCTGGTGGCCTATAATGGCAAGGCACCGGAATATGAAAATGTATCCATTGACATAGATGCTGGTGCTGGTGGCGGTGGTCGTAACTATGCGGACAACCTAATGCTTTCTTGGACAGATAGAGACGGGGTTGAACATTCGGGCGTAATCGATTTAACGGATGACACGGCCAAATCTCAGGCTGAAAAATTCAGACAGGCCAAAGACGTGTGCCGTATTATAGAGCCTCGTAAGTGGAGGACTATAATGTTCGGAGAGTGTGCTGATATGATTACGAACGACTATCTTATTTTCCCAATGCCTGTACCTAAGCGTGGGATATGGGAAAAAGATGGGGAAAAATATGAACTTTCAAAAGAGGAATTGAGAGCATTGCTTGAAATTGATCTAATGAAAGAGGAAATTGTAGCAATTGTAAAAACAAAGACGGCAAATGGCGATATAAAATATGGACTACCACCGACCAAGGCCAGACGCTTCCACGACGATAGGGCGTACACCTGTGTTTTGGCGGCGCATCACTTGGCACAATTGCGAAGAGAGGAAATTTTAGGTTCGGCAGAACCAGCTATGAATATGGATGTTTTGTTTAGTAATAGGGTGTTCCAAAATCCTCAAAACAAACAAAGCGCAAATCCGTTTAGTGGATTTACAAACCCATTTGGACGGAGAAGATAGAAGCAAAAGGAAGGAAAGGTTATGATTTGTAAAATAATTCTCGATTATACGGGAGTTGATATGGAAACTCTTTTGGATAAAATTGGAAACTTAGGCTCTTTTATGATGATAAAAGGAGTAATTTATTTCCAAACGCTAAGAGAGTGTTCCAAACAAAAATTAAAATCTGCTATCAAACGAAGCGGTGTAACCGACTGTGTAATTCTCGAGATTACAGAAGACAGCCTTTGTAATGAAGGCGGGTACGTTTGCGATTGGGCGCGAGAATATTTTTCAAATCTCGCAACCAAACGGGCGATAGAGGAATTAAATAGCGAGAAATATCGGAAGCAAATGGAGATTCAAGCACTTAAGATTGAATTAGCGGAGGCTCTTGCTTCTGGTCAATTGATCGCAGTTTCGAAAAACAGCAAGGAGGATTGCACCAATGGGTGAAGCCAGTAAGACCACAAATAAGGGTGGCCGTCCAAAGAAACAAATTCCCATTACAGAACAAGAACAACCGCAAGACTCCAAGTTGTTGATGACGGCAGGAGAGACCGGGAATAAAGTTGAAAACATTATGCAAAGTTGTACAAATTTTTTTGACAAATTCCTAGGCAATGTTGACGGAACAAGCGTTTTTGGTCAAAGCATATATAGTTTAAATCAATATAATCCGTTTTTACAAAACACTCGCTTGAAAATGTTGGCCGGTCTGCCGATCGAAATGGATAAAGCAAGCATAATTAATGCTTTGAAAAATCCCCAGTTCCACGAAGAGGATATTCGTGGGGCGGCGGCGTCTTTGTCTTCAAGTCAATATTTGTATTACAAAATACTTCGTCAGGCGGGCGATATTCCACTGATGAAATATGTGAAGTATCCGCCTCTTCTTGAACGTTCTGAATATAAAACAGACAGATTTAAGAATGACGATGATTTTGTGGATCAATGGCTTGAGAAGTTCGATGTGGTGAACACTTTCAAACGCATAGCTATTGAGGTTAAACGTGAAGGTAAACCAAGCTATTTGCTTCGTAGTCACGTTACCAAAAAAGGCGGCAAGAAGGTTGTCGATTATGCAGCTCTGCAAAAGCTTCCGCCACAATTTGTCAAACTTACGGCGATCGGTGAACATGGGTTTGTAGCAAGCTTCAATTTGATGGTTTTTATGAATCCAGCCTTTTCTCCGGCCCAATACCCCGCATTTATTCAAAGAGTGTGGAATGACATAATAACAAATGAAGTTGCCATACATGACGAAAAGCGCGGCGGTTATAGATTGGACGTAGCTAAGGCTTCTACTTATGTCTTTAAAGACGAAGATGGAAATTCTTATGACACTTTGATAGAGAAGACCGAAAAGAGGACTTATATGTTTTGGGTGCAGATGCCACAAGACTTGTGCTATACTTTCTGTAGTGATAATTCTACGGCAACTGCCGCTCCCGATACCGCAGGTTTATTCTTGGATTTACAAGAATTAACAGACTATTCGGTGTTGGCGGGGCTTATTGCTAGTACGCCGCTTACGTCATTGCTTACGGGTGAAATTGAATTGATTCCAAATCCTTCAACAGGTCGAGATCAAACGGCAATGAACCCTGAAACGGTTTTGAAATTCCAAAACTTGTTTAACAGTATGACGAGCACTAACACGGAAGCGTTTTTCGCACCGTTGAAGAACTTGAAATTACAAAGTCTTAACAACGTCCCTAATAGTAGCGAAATTAAGACCAAAGCGATTTCGGACTTTATTAGTGTCGCAGGAGAAGGGGGCAATATTGTCGCGACTGACAAGCCAAGTATCGCTCAAGTCAAAACGGCCAATATGCTTTCTGCGGCTCAATATGACTTTGTTGTGAAGCAATTCAGGGCGGCCTTAAACAATATAGTTCAAGAGTGCATAGATACCGACTATAAATGGAAAATCGATATCTTTGGTGATATTTTTTCTGAGCAAAATGAGAAAAAATTTCTCAAAGAAATGGTCGCTGCTGGCATGAAGGGTTTTATGCCAAAACTACTGGCCTATGAAGATATGACGGTCAAAGACGCAAAGGCGGTCGACTATTATTTGGGTGCGATAGGTTTTTATGAAAATTTGACGACTCTTACTCAAGAATCTTCAGCAAAGCTGAATGCGACAAAGACAACAGACTCAGGAGAGACCGAAACGGGGTTGCCTAAACAAGTTGGTCGTCCGGCGTTGGATGATGACGAGATAGAGTCTGATGAGACTGCTGCTTCAAGGGAAAAGGGTTCTAATACAAGCGAGAATAAAGATATATATGCCGCAAAAAGATGTGCAATTTGCGGGGCGGAATTGGATGATGACGAAGACATTCTTTGCGATGATTGTCGGGAAACTTATCTTGAGCAGCACAGCTAAAAAATCAAGGAGATAAAGCATATGAGGTTACATCAAGAAACCTACGATGCGTTGAACGAACTGGTCGGGATGTGCTTTAGTATGAATGCAGTTGCAGATAACATCTATTACAACATGGCAAATTTATACTATAATCATTCGGCAGAAATATTCCACCACAGTTATGCTCACGCTTGGGGACAAGTCGCTGATATGATTAGTGACGAAATGATAAAACTTAATGCAAGACCCGTCCGCTTACCAGTAGAGGGGGCTAGCGAAGAATATGAAAATTTAGCTTTGGCAATGGCTGTTAATGCGGCTGCTGTTAATAAAGTTTTTGAGAAGTGCAAGGAAATCGTAGAATTGGCAGACATGCTAGAGGATGTAGAGATCAGAATTTTTGGAGAAAACCTGCTTAACGACGTTTTGTTAAACTATGTTAAACAATCTGACGAATGGCTTGCCGTGATCAAAACAGTACCAGCTTATCAGTTTGACATTCATTTCGAGGACTATACGCACTTTATCCCAATTGTGGAATGAGGTGGCGCTATGGGATTTGGAGAAATAGTTAAAGCGATAGTAGAATACGGGATCTACCCTGTGCTGATGGCGGCCATGTTGTGGATAATTTTGACGGCCCAAAAAAGACAAAACCAGGCAGCAGACAAGCAAGAAGAGCGTTTGACCGTTTTGATTGAGTCGGGTGTAAAACTAGCCTTAAAGGAGGCAAAGAAACACGATGAGGCCGAAGAGACCGAAAACAGGAAGGTTAATACGTATATTAGAACACAGCTTGACGCCGTGGTTGCCGAAAATGGCGCGAGTAGGGCCTTTTGTGTGGCCTATCACAACGGAGGAACCTATCTCAACGCGAGAAACTTTGCCAAGTGCAGCATTGTGGCAGAAAGTGTTGATAATCAAACACGTGCGCTTATGTTGGACTATCAAAATGTGCAAAGGGCTCTTTTTATTGAGCTAGACAATGAACTGGCAACAACGGGAGAATTCTATCTTGATAAAATCGAAACAATAAAAGAGCAGGCCCCGGGGTGTTATCAGTTGTTGAAGCAGTGGGGAACCGATTCTATCTATTTTAAGGCTTTGGTTGATAATACTTCAAACTTGGTTTTGGGGTTTATTGCGGCTGAGTTTAATTCGGGGAAACCAAAAGACCTTGAAGCATTAAAACTGTGCTTAAGCAAAAAGGCCCAGAGGATTTCGGGAGCCATTCAAGTTTCTCATATTGGTCCCGGCGGGGGGTGTTGCGGATGAGTCTAATGACCTTTAGTTTAGAAGCGGACAAAATTAAGCTGAAAAAAATTTTAAGTGGAAATTTTTTACAACTTGAAATGAAAACGGTGTCCGAAGGCGATAATCGTAACAAAAGCAATTTCTCGCTGGAATCAATGCAGGATGCTCTTCCTAGTTTTAGAAACAAACCAATTTTGGGTTATTTTAATACAAAAGAGGGAGACTTTGAGTCTCATAACGGCGTCTGGAAAAAAGATCCAGATACAGACGAACCTTATTGGGACACCAATTCTCCCAATGGGGAAAGAATTTTAGGATTGATCAGAGAGTCTGATTCTGTCTTTATAGAACCTGATAACAAGGGGAAAAATTGGATTGTGCTTACATGCGCTCTGTGGGTACAATACGCAATGCCTCAGATTAAAAAGCTCTTAAAAGACAAGAAAAAGAAAGTCTCTGTTGAAATCGACATAAAGGAATACGAGGATAGGGATGGTATTAGGTATATCAGTAAATTTGAATTACTTGGCATCACTATATTAGGTTCTAAAAACGGGAAGCCAGTTATGGAAGGTATCGAGGGTGCATCGGCGTCAGTCTTGGATATCATAGATAATGAGGTTTTCAACAGACAGAAAACGGCATTGTGTTTTGCCTACAAGGAATTGGATGGAGACGCAGTAGATGTCGAAAAATCTAATAAGGAGGATAGCGAGCAGTTGGACAATGAATTGGCTTTAAAGGATAGAGAAAATCTTGCCTCTGAATCTGAGCAATGTGATTGCAAAGATATGGATTGCGATAAAATGGCCCAAGCAGATTGTGGTGAACACATGGAAGAAAACGATTGCGGAAAAGATGGTGCAGAACCAGCTTATTCTGTTGACCAGGATTGCCATATGGATGATAAGGGCGAAAATTGCGATTGTGGCGATGGTAAACTCGATGATCCTGAACCTGCATATTCGGAATCTGCCCCTTGCGATGGAGAGGAACCTGCATATTCGGAGAATTCCGAAGGAGAAGGCGAACCGGCTCCGGACGACGAGGACGAGCTTTTGATGAGATGTAATGATCTTGAAGCGAAAAACAGCGAACTTATGGCGCGTGTTGAACAGCTTGAAAAAGAGCTTGCAGAAAAAGACAGAAAATATTTCGATTATGATGAGATCAAAGAACAACTCGCTAAGGCCAACCAAGCGCTATTTGCTATTGATTGCGAGAAGCGTGTGGCGGAAGCGCATGAGCTCCTGGACGGCGAAAACGTCACCAAAGAGCAATGTGATGCGATTTTCGACAAGTGTGCACGTGGCGAGTATGCTTCGTCTGATGCGTTGCGCACAGATGTGGCATTAGCAGTCTTTAATGCGACCAGGAATGAGAAAACTCATAAAAAAGAGACTTTTTCGACACCTATCGTAAAAACTACTGAGGTTTCGAGCAGAAAAGAAGAATCCCCAATAGATGTTCTTAAAAATTATGTCGGTAGAAAATAATACCCGAACATAAACCAATAAAACTTACATTTTATTTTTAAAAGGAGAAAAATTTATATGGCTAAAGTATTTAGAGCGGCTGAAATGATGTCTGAAGACGTTCAGTCGTATGTAATTTCCTGCCAATATCAAGTTGCAAATGCCGACGCTCCAATCGAAGACGGCTCTTTTGTTAAACTTGGCGAACTTAAACCAGATACTACTTATGCCGCCGCTGGCGACAAAGATTACAACGTTTATTTGGCTTCGATGCCGACCGCTGTCACCGACAAGGTTGTTGTAATCGATTATCCTGGTGTTTCTGAAGGTTCCATCGCTGGTAACTCTTATAGAATCGGCGTAAAACTTTTTGATCTTGTTGCTCCTGCTGGCCGTCCAGTGCGTGCTCGCAGACTTGCTCTTGGCGACAGATTCTGGCTCGGCGAAGACAACTTTGCTGAAGCTGTGGGTGCCAATGGCTATGCTACCCTTACCGCTAACGATGTTCGTTTGACCCCGGCTGGTGCTGCTGGTGATAACTTTGCGGTTAAGATTCATCTTGGCAAAGATTTCAACTATGGCCAGTCTGCTAAAGGCAAGCTCTATCTTTGCGAAGTCGTTGGACTTTAATTTTACGGAGGACTACTGCAATGATGGAAATGTTCAATTTTAATAGTCAAGATAAAACTTTTGACGCTATTGTTACTTCTATAGTTGATAGTGCAAAAACTCGTTTCGAAGCTCAGACCGAACCTTCTAAAGAAGAACTCAGACTTCAAAACGAAGCTATCGTTAAATATGCCTTGGAAGGCACTCGTTTCGAAGCTAAATTCGAACAAGAAGGTCTTGCTTGCATGAAAAACCCACAAATCACCAAAAACGAAACTGTTCGTAGCAACTTTGAAGCAGTTATCGCAGAAGTTGTCAACGCAATCGCTCCGTCGGTTACCAGCGCTGACTATGCCAGATTCCTTGCTGAAGTTCGTCAGGTTGGTTGGGGTGACACTGCTCGCTTCATTATCCGTTCCAACGAACTCTTTAAAGTTAACGAAATCGCTGAAGGTGTAAATCGTGGCGTTCTGCAACCGATTTTTGACAACGAAGTTACTGTTAACCCGTCTCCAATTGAAATCGCAACCGCTATCGACTGGTATGCAGTCGCTGCTGGTGTGTTTGATTGGGGTGATTTCGGTCTCCGCGCTGGTCGTTCTTTCGAAGCTTATATCTTCCTGAAGATAATTGCTGCGATGACTTCTGTTACTGGCGACATGATCGGTGCTGGCTATATTGCTAATGGTTATACCCCTGCAAACTGGACCAACCTCGTGCAGAAAGTTTCTGCTGCGAACGGTGGCGCTCCTGTTTATGCAATCGGTTCTCTTGGCGCTTTGACCAAAGTTAACACCACCGGTGCTAATGGTCTTGGCCTGCAATACTTCGTTGGTGAAGATTATTTGTCTAAGGGCTATATTGATAAGTTCCTCGGCGCTAGAATGATCCCGGTGGATCCTGCTCTGGTTCCGACCACTATCAATAGCACGGCAGATCTCGCAGTCCCTGATAACAAGATTTACATGGTCGCAGCTGACGCTTACAGACCTGTTAAGATTGTTTTCGAAGGCACTTCGATGACTGTTGAAAGAATCCCAGAAGAGACCACTGATAAGAGATACGGCATTCGTATCCAAATGAGAGTTGGTGTGTCTGCGATCGTCGGCTCCAAATTTGGCCGTATCGACCTCAACTAAGGATCTTTTGTTTAACGTTGGGCCCCTTTTTGGGGCCCTTTGTTAAATATTTTATTATAGAATTTTAGAATTAAAAGGAGAAACAAATGGCTAATAGCAAGGAAACCACTTTGGTGGAAGAAAAGGTAGCAAAAATTGAAAACAAACCTGACAAAAAACAGGAAGAAATAAATTTTTTGCGTAATCAAAACGCAGAACTTCAAGACGCAATGAAAACGCTTATGGCTCAATTTGCAGAATTGAAGAATAATATGTCGACTACGGCAAGTCAATCTAAGGGCTATGATCGTAACGATGACGTAACCATTGTACACTTGTATGACAATGCCCCAGGCATTACCACTCACATTGATTTATCTAACTATTCGATTGATATGGCCGCATTTGGTGAGACCAGGACCTTGACGGTTCAGCAATTTGAAGAACTGGTTGGCAAATATCGTTCTTGGTTTGAACGTGGCATAATTGCGGTTGGAGCTGGCTCTGAATATTACGCAAGGCGCAACAGTCTCAAAATGGCATCAGAATCTTTGGTAAACTCTGATTTCATTCGTAGGCTTGGGACAATGCCAATGACAGAAGTACAGGACATTTATGAAAAAGTTTGTGATGGCCAAAAAGATTTTATTGTTAGTTATTGGAAACGCAAATTTATAGAAAAAGTCCCAGAATTCAGAGACTTGAAAAAACTGCAGATTCTTAACGGCTTTACAGATGATGCGTTTAAATATGAGCTTACTGAGCTTATGTCCAAAAAATAATTTTTTAGGGGGTCGTTATGATTCTATTTGAAGATATTTTTAATCGTGCGGTGAATTTGTTCGACGATCCCGATATCCAGCGCGCATATGAACTCAATCCGGTTGAGTTTTCAAAGATAATGAGACCATATCTTATTAATGGGCTCGGAATGTTTGCGAATCCAACTACGGTGTCGGCAAGGCTGTCTAATTACACAGAGGCCGAGGGAAAACTAGAAGTATTTGAGGGGGATGGAGGAGACACTTATAAACTGTCCACCGTCCCTGTGGAGAATGCTGTTATGAGCTTTTTCATTGGGAAAACCCCCGATCCTTTGGCGCAGTTTGATGCTGCGACCAACAGGGTAACTTTTTCCCAAAGTGTTCCTGTAGGGACTACGTGTACGGCCGAATGGTATTTTGCAGGTGAGTTTTTGGCGGACTTTGCGGGATTTTCTTCTAATATCTCGCCCTTGTTCATAGCATCTCGCACCAAAGATATCTTGGCGCACTGTTTGCTTTTGGGATGGGCAGAAAACGAGAAAAATTTTATGCTTGATATTCGGAACATTTTAACCGACACTGATTTCAAACTACATTCTCCGGCAAACTCCGTTAGAGCAAAGACAGAATGGTATCAAAATATACGAGAAGGATTGAATGACCTCACTCAAAAACTTTCTTGGGATTTATGGTCCGGGGCTATTGGGGGTGCACAAATTGGAAAATAGATTGATATTGCCCAAAGAGGCTAAAAAGGACTATCTCCAAAAACTAAGCAAGCGGTGTATAAAAATTCTCTATTTGATCGAGGACGAAGGCAAGGGCATAAATAAGGGAGCGGCAGATGATTACATCATTGGGCAGCTTTTTGAGGTCGCTTCGGCTAACGTGCTTTTCGATGGAGCTCTTGTTGACGTCATAGTGAAACTTAATGGGATAAAGGATTATACAAATCAACCATATTCTTTGATTAGAAAGCAAATTTTCGAGACAAAAGGCATTATAGATCATTTGCTCAAAACTTTGTAATCGAGGAGGGGAAGATGGGGAAAGTTTATGATAGCTCTAAGGGAAGAAATCCTTACTACATGATTTCACAAACTCCGCGTAATCATGTCCCTGAAAATTATTGGCTTAAAGAGTTACAAGACAAGGTTGATGCCGATTGGAATTATCGCCCAAACCGGTTTTTGATTGAACGAGAGGCCCCATTCGGGACAGAGCAGTTCGAACCTTTGGAGGTTGTGCTGCAAAGCGTAAAAAACGACAAGGGGACTGTTATTTCTGATGATTGGCGGCGGGTAGTATTTCGCGACATTCATCACCAATGCCCTTTAGGATTAAAATTTAGATTTTCGTATCAATTTTTAGACAACGAGCCGGTGGAAGATAAAAGCATCTGGCTAGCAAGCAATCGAAACACAATTGATCCGACTTCAAGCGTTGTTATTGTCAGATGTAACGGCACCATTGGAAGTGAATATGTAGATTCAAAAGGGATTACCCGATACCATTACGAACCCGCGGTTCAAACGAAAGACTTGAAATCGGTTAATTTGTTTTATAATGAAACCGCAGTTGGGCAGTCTTCTGATCTAATTATTGTCGTTCAACACAACAAGTATACTCGAAATTATTATGTTAACCAAAGATTTATCATCGGTTACGATCAGGTGTATAGAATTCAAGCAATGAGTAAATTCGCTTCGAATTACACCTACAAAACCGATGATTTAGGTACCATAATTTTATACCTTGAAGTGGTTGAAAAATCGCAGTATGACAATTTCGAGACCCGTATCGCCTATAATCAAAAAGAGAGGGTCGAGGTAGAAGAAACTGGCGGAGATGGGGCGTATGCTATTAGAATGGAATTGCCTGATGTAATTCCAGAGATGTTGCCTGCGGAGCCTATTGAGTTTAAGCCCGTCGTGTATTTGGATGATACACCAACGGATTTGGAAATTATAACAGAGTGTGAGCTTATGAATGCAGCAAGCCCACCCGCACCAGTAACTCATGAGATACGCGACAAGTATATAAAATTTGTCCAACTTGATAATAATACTTTTAGTTTACAGAAGCTAAGGTTTTATCCGGGGGGTAATTTATATGTTACTTGTAAGGCTCAGCCTAGAGATGGGGAAGAATTAACTTACGTGTTTAATATGTCGTTGAGGGGGTTGTAATATGGCGGAATATCGGGGATCGTATGACGAAATGAACAACTACAATCGATTGACAAATCTGGATAGTATTGAGTGGAAAATCATTTCTCATTTACTATACAGTCAAACAAAAAATGCACAAAACATTTGGAAGATATTAAAATATCCCACAATGGACTGTCTGTTACAGGACAACGTTTCTTTAGAGGACCGCTATGCGCTGATTGACACAGAAGACGGGAAAGAAACGAATAAAAGAATGTTTTTATCTCCTTATGTTGACGATGCTTGGACGGAGCAATGTGCTCACGTTCACATTTATATAGACGGCATCTTCCCACAAAACCACGAAGTCGCAACGGTCAATGTGGCTATAGAAACGATTTCTCATAGTAAGATTATCAAAGTTTTGGGAGACGCAGATGCCCGAGATATAAATCCATTGCTTCCTCCATCGAATCCTAACGATTCGAACAGACAAGGGGAACCAGTGGTTTTGTATAAAAATCGCGAGACTATTTTGTTAAAGAGTATGATCGCAGAACTGAATGGTTTGTATTTGGATGGTGTTGGATATTTTCAATTCAACCAAAAGACAAATTATTATAATAATTCACAACAGAATTTGTGGAATGGTAGAACCTATATTGGGCACATAACCAAAATGGCCATGCTGGTCTCTGGATTGTCCGAGGGGCCGAATCACAATTTCTAAAAAGATTTTTGATAGCTTGAGATGAGCGCAATATGTCGACGGCTGTTGAAATAAAAGGATGAGGAAAGGAGGACGCAATGGATAGGTATGGGTGTTTAAGTGAAAACATTGCTAATGAAATTAAGCAATATGAGGCAACTTATTTTACTTACGATGAACCAGTCCCATTTTGTGGTTTGCAAATTTATCCAATTACAATGCGGCATTATAACGACTTTATGTTGTCGAATCCGTGTTTGTTGTTGAATAAAAACGAAACTTTTGAAGGTGTCCGACAAACTCATCTAGATTTCTTGATTGGGAAACTAAACGATCAAGAAGAAGGACAACTTTGGAATCTTCGCCTTTCTAAGCTTTTTGAGCTAATTTTCCACTTCAAAGATGGCGTGCGATGCACGCAGTGTGGTAATACAATGACTTACGCCGAGTTTTTAGCCAAAAACAAAGAACTGTTTGGGAAAGACAGTAACGAAGAGGAAAAGTTGGCGGCTTGCTCCAATTGTGGGTCAACACAATTTGAAGCGATGATACGGTATGCTGCAGATCCAGAAACAAAGAAGTATAAGTTAGTCGTAGCGGGACATTCAATCGACGCTGCGGCGTTTGAGCGTTTAAGGCAAATCGTTATGTATCAGAATTTACCTGATTATTATGACGATAGTAAGATTGATCCTGATTTGAAGGCTGACTACGCAGAACGTATCAGAATTAAAAGCCAAAAAAGTGGCAAAGCAACTACTGAAAAAAAGATAGTTTGCGTTGCGGCTAAAACCAGCTACAAGATGGACGAGCTGTATAATATGCCCATCAGAAAGTTCTTGATGTTGTTATCTACGGTTGATGATGTGATTCAATATGAGGCAACTCGTGTTGGTATGATGACCGGCATGGTGTCAATGAAAGAACCTCCTGAACATTGGATTTATAAAAAAGAGGCAGATGTTTTGGGAGATGCTTATAAGTCTCTTGATTCTTTCAAGAGTGAAATGTCTCAGGTTTAAAACTAAATTTATTCATATAAGGAGAAACTAATATGGCCAAATATTTTTTGGGTTCCGTTGGTACTGCTGAAGCTTTTCGTTTGGTTGATGGTCAACCAACTGTAGCTTTCGTTGCTAAAACTTTGACGGACTCTTCTATTTCTGTTACCATTACCAAAGACGAACTCCGTGGCGGTACTAATGCACCAGTTGTTGCAAACTTCTTCCACGATCCGGCTGTGGCAATTACTCTTACGGATATTCTTTATAAAGAATCTTATATTGAAGCTCAACTTGGCACCAGCTTTACGCGTGGTCAAAACGCTTATCAGGGCGAATCTGTGGTTTGCGCTGGCAATAAGCTCACTCTTTCCCAGGCTCCGGCTGACATCCCAATGCTGAAATGCGACAGCGGCGCTGTAACCAAGATGGTTTGGTATGCTCTTGAAGGCAGCGATGACTATAAAGTGAGCACGGTTATCACTGATAAAGAAGTGACTATCGAAAATGGTGTTGAAGGCAGCACTTATTGTGTTCGTTACTATGGTTCTAGCCAAGAAGCAAAAGAAGCCGTGGTTAAGAGCGACTTGATTCCGCAAGAACTCATGCTTATTATCACTGTTCCTATTTTTGCTGGCGATGCTTGTGCAGCTTCCAAAGGCCGCAAAGCTATGGTTATGGACGAAGGTTGCGATGTTGGCAGCGGGAAACTCTTCCGTATTATTGAAGTCATCGAAGGTAGAAGTCTTACCGAGGGTTTGGTTGCTATTGCGATCAATCCGGAAAGCGCTGTTGCTGGCAACAAAGTTTCCGATGTTGAGATTTATGCTCTCTACAATGACAAGAGCCTGATGTTGCTCAAACACGACACCGAAGGCCTTACCATTCAAATTGGTGGAGCTGGTACGACTGAGGAAACCGAATTGGCTAGCACCAATGTTATTTCTGCTGAATTTGGCGGCAAGAAAGATTCCTACACCGTGGCGTAATGGAATTTCCAAAAAGGACCTTGCATCCTTGTAAATTTGCAAGAGGGTGCGGTGCGGATGTGTTCAAATGCGAACACGAAGAAGGACAAGCCTGTCCATTTCAGCGTTTTTGTCAAAGAGAAAAGCGTTGGGTGCCAACCAGTTGCAAAGAAAACTGCAAATATTTTCAGCCTAAAAACTGAGCGTTAAGATGTTTGGGGTCGCATTGTGTGTGCGGCCCCAATTTCTTATCTTCAAACGGGCATTTGCTCGTTATAATTTTGAAAATAATCCCACGATTGTGGGTAATAAATACATCATTTTATTCGCCCTTAGGGCAAAGGAGAAAATAATTATGGGTCAAAAATATAATGGAACTATCGTTGTTCAAACCCAAGATCAACAGAGCCCAACTGGCGATTATACTTTGATTTATCAACACGAGGGAGCTGCCGAGGGGCAAGTGCTCAAGGGGTATACCGCGTTTAATTCTGATGGGAAGCTTTTGCGTGGCGCTGCTCAAGCGGGCGGACAAGGGGGAGAAGATAATCCAATTCTTGGCAACAGTGAAGCTGAAATGGTTGCGCTTCTTACTGCTGAAAATGTCGGCAAATTCGCAAAATATGCAGGACCCGAAATCAGCAGACGTCCTGTTGCAAACGGTCTTGTGACTGATGAAATAGCAAACATTGTTTTCGATCAAACGATTTCAGAAGACGATATGATGGCTATTTACGCAATGAACGATGCAGATAAGCACTTTACTTTTACTTCGAACGGTGGCACAGACGTTTATTCTATCAAATTTGAGCAGCTCACTTTGAAAGGCGGCGTTGCAAAGGTACTAGACCTTTACAAAGGTGACGTCCTCGAATATGTCTTATATAGTGATGTTCAAGGTGGGAACGACGAAGGCTTGGCAGTTGTAAAAGGTTGGAATAGAAAAGTTGTGAACGCTGATGGCAAGCTTATTGTATTCTCGTATAACAATACCTGGCCGATTACTGCTTATGATTTCGAGGCCGACGCGGACGCTTTGATTAAACTTGAGCCTTATGGCGGAACAGAGTCTTATGAAATTGTTCAAGGGGAGGGAGAGATTTATTTCGAAGAAAGATACTTCCTCGAGCCGTTGGCGGGCTCTGATAAAATTCAACTCACAGCAGATGAAGTCCCTGTGGGTAAGTGGTTTTATGACTGGACTGGCACACTAAACCAAGGCACAAAAACAGAATGAGGGAGGTAAATCATGGACATTTCTTTAATTATAACTCTCGCGGTGGCCCTTTTGAGTGCGATTGCCGTGATTGTGGCGATGTATAAAAAACTAAAAAATGCACTCGGCGACCTGATTAAAGATGGTGGCTGGAAAAAGCTATTTCCTATTGTCTTAAATGCGATGGCAGAAGCTGAAGCCACCGGGAAGAGTGGCGCTGAAAAAAAAGACATTGTGATGGCCGCCGTTGACTCATTCGCCAGGCAAATGGGAATTCAGTATGAAGTAGAAAACCTGTCTAAACTTGTTGACGAAATCGTAGAGATTTCCAGCAAGATCAACATTAAATAGGAGAAGGAAAATGGGGCAAATATACAGAGGAACTTTAATAATTCAAACGGAAGATAATGATAGCCCTACCGGCAATTATTTTCTTAGACCTGTAAGAGCCCTGGCCACCTCTTCGGAGGTTTTGAAGGGATACAAAGCTTATGGGGAAAAGGGGGAAGTTTTAGACGGATCTGCTGAGGCGGGTTCGGGATTTGACAACCCAATTATAGCACAAACCGAAGAAGAGATGGAAAATCTTAATACCGTAAAATACAACGGGAAAGTTGTTTTATATGTCGGTGAGTCTGGCAAATACGAAAAAGACAGCTATTACGTGGTTGTAGAAGGATAACTACACGCCGTCGTAAAAGACACGTCTGTGGCGGTTGTTATAGATAAAATTGCTCTTTTATTTCCCCTTTTTGGGGGATGAAGGGGGGAGAATAAGGATTAAAAGGAGAAGGGGATGGAAGCAAAATTCCAAAAAAGGTTAAGTGATTATAAGTACGCTCTCGTCTGCGATTTGGCGCAGTATGAGAGCGGCTTTGCTCTTTTAGACGTATCAACAAACGCACTCATGGAAGTGCACCAGATTTCCGTGTCTAGAACCACAGATCAACCTACGGGTGAGATGTATGAGGAGTTCGACGATATGGTGAATAACTTCTTAAATAAGTATAATCTTCGAGCAGAGGAACTGCTTATTATTAAAGAACAGCTTCCTATAAACTGCGGGCCTCATTCGACGGCTCAAACGCTGCAAGCGCTTGCTGCGGCACACGCAGTCTTTAATATTAATACTTACTTAAGAAAACTCTACACTTATTCCAATGGCATACACTCGATTTCGGTTAAGACATATTTCAAAAAACTTTTGGGAATTGAGAAGCCTCAGAAAGACGACATTCGAGCGGCAGTGTGTAAATATTACGATATCGACCCCGAGTCTATCACTCGCGACGAATCGGACGCAATCGCTCTTTGGTTCTGTCTCCGAGGAGTCAAATGGAATAAGGACATAGATGAACAAATTAAATTAGAAAAAAAGCATCGTAAAACTTTGACAGCGAAACACGCAATTAAAGAAAGCGATAAAGAAATAGAAAGATTGGAGGGACTCAAATGGGACGAACAACAGTTTACAACTCAAATCTCACTCAAGCTTGGCCTTCAGTCAGCAAGCAAAACAGACAATTAGTTAAAGAGTTTATAGATTATTGCAAGGCAAATGACCGCAGTGCGCAAACCATTAAACAATATGAAGCTCAACTGAAAGTTTTCTTCTGTTGGAATTACAACGAGAATGAAGATAAATTTTTTGTTGATTTGAAGAAACGTGATTTTGTGAGATACCTCGGCCATTTGCGTGGGCTCGGTTTGAGTTCAAACAGGGTGGCGTCTTTGAAGTCGGCGATTAGTAGTTTGGCAAACTGTATTGAAATGTTGGACGAAGACTTATATCCGAATTTTAGAAACTTGGTTAAGAGTCTTGAGCCGGTGCACAAAGCACCCGTTCGCGAAAAAACGATCTTGACTGATGAACAAGTAGAAGATTGTTTAAACAAGCTTTTAGAACAAAACCAATGTCAAATCGCCTGCGCTCTTGCTTTGAGTCTGGCTTCGGGGATGAGAAAAGCTGAGCTCACTAGAATGAAAGTTGAATTTTTTGACGAAAGGCATTTGGTTTTTGATAATAAAATGTATAAAACAGGAATTATTAAAACTAAGGGCCATGGTTCAAGTGGGAAGCAGATTCCTAAATATGTGTTGAGGGATAAATTTCAACCTTATTTCGATGCGTGGATAAAGCAACGTGAGGAACGTGGAATAGAATCGCCGTGGTTGTTTGTAACTACTAGCGATGGGAAATTTGTACAAGCAACAGTGTCACAAATGAATACTTATGCGGAAAAAATTGGAGCCTTAATGAATGTTCCTTTTTATTTTCACTGTATGAGGCATTTGTGGACAAGTAATATGCAACGAGCCGGATTCCCAGATTCGGTTATTGCTGAAATTCAATCGTGGGAATCTCTTGAAATGGTAAAAAGATATTCGGATATTCCGACAGAAGAGCGTTTGGCTCAATTTTTCAACGGAGAAGACAAGGAGTAGGTGTCAGCTATCCAGCCTCTAAAAAAAGGGGCGTGGGCTTACCCACTAGTTGATCAGACTCAGCGCTTCGAGCGCTACGTTATCAAAGAATATATAGGCACCGTAGGATGCACTCTCCAGTCTTACGCTCTGCGATATGTGATTAAACAGTTCTGACGGGTAGGAACAGTGTTGCATACACAAAACCTTTGAATAACATTGTCGTGGAGTAACCACTCTAACATATAGGAGGCTATAAAAGCAATGGTATATGTATTAAACAAACAAGGCAAGCCATTAATGCCTTGCAAAGAAGCAAAAGCAAGAAAATTGCTAAAACAAAACAAAGCAAAAATAGTAAAATACGAACCGTTTACAATTCAATTACTATTCGATTGTGAAAACCAAACACAAGAGGTGAATCTTGGAATCGATGCCGGAAGTAAGTACATCGGTGTTTCTGCAACAACAGAGAAACAAGTCTTATATGAAGCTGATGTCGAATTGAGAAACGATATTGTTGATAAATTGTCTTCTCGCAGAGAAGCAAGAAGAACAAGAAGAAATAGGTTAAGATATCGTCCCGCAAGATTCAACAATCGTGTCCACTCAAAACACAAAGGATGGCTTGCTCCAAGCATTGAACACAAGATAAATGCCCATATTCAAGTTATCAAACATTTATATGAGATTTTACCGATCACTAAACTTATTGTCGAAACCGCTCAATTCGATATCCAAAAGATAAACAATCCTGAAATATCGGGAGAAGAATATCAGCAGGGTAATCAATTGGGTTTCTGGAATGCGAGAGCCTATGTATTGGCCCGCGATAACCACGAATGTCAATATTGTCACGGTAAATCAAAAGACAATATATTAAATGTACATCATATTGAAAGCCGTAAAACAGGTGGCAATGCACCGAATAATTTAATCACTTTGTGTGAAACTTGTCACAAAGCTTATCATAAAGGCGAAGTTGAATTAAAACTCACACGTGGCAAAAGTTA